ATGGCAACATTTAAAGCGTGTGTTCAAAAAGAACGCAAGGACGGATTTTATCCGGTTTATATCAGAGTTACCCACCATAGGGGGACACAATTCATGAAGACCGACAAGATGGTCACGAAGAAAGAACTTTCCAGAGCGAAAGAAATCGAAGACCCCTACGTGCTTCAGTATTGTGCCGGGCGGATAGTGGAATATAACGAGCGGCTCAACAAAAAAGACATTGAACATTGGACGGTCAAGGAAGTGGTGGATTTTCTTACGAACGGCAATGACGATATTTGTTTTTCGGATTATGCGAGAGTGCATATCGACAGAATGATTGACCGTGGGCAGGAAAGGAATGCCAAGAACTACAAGCTTGCCCTACAACATCTGGAACGGTTCATCGGAACCAACCAAGTGATGTTCGCTCAGTTGACCTCTACGCAGGTGAACAAATGGATAAAGTCGCTTGAACAGACACATAGGGCAAAGGAAATGTATCCAATCTGTATGCGTCAGGTATTTAAAGCCGCCATGTTGGAGTACAACGATTACGATAACGGTATAATCCGTATCAAAGTCAACCCATGGGTGAAAGTGGAAATACCAACGGCTGATCGTGCGGAGAAGCTTGCCATTACCCCCGAAGCATGTCGGGAGTTCTTTTCATTCCCTCTGCCGGAAAGTAAGATGAAATATCCACAGACGGAGTTCGGGCGTGATGTTGCTATGATGGTGCTTTGCCTTGCAGGAATCAACACGATTGACCTGTACAATCTAAGAAAGCAGGATTACCGGAACGGAATTATCCATTACCAACGGGCCAAAACGAAGAAGTTCCGTGCGGATGGTGCGTATATGGAAATGCGGGTGCCAGCAATCATCCAGCCGCTATTTGAAAAGTACATGAACACGGCAAAAGATGATGAGCGTTTGTTCAATTTCTATCAGCGCATGACTACATCGGACAGTTTTTGCGCCAATGTCAACAGTGGGATAAGGCAATTATGCAAGGCTATGGGAATGCCAAAGGAAGAGTGGTATTCGGCTTACACGTTCCGGCATACATGGGGAACAGTAGCTCAGAATGATGTACGTGCCTCTATCTCGGAAGTGGCGTTTGGCATGAACCATAGCAATGGACACAACGTAACACGAGGGTATATCAAGATTGACTTCTCCCCTGCTTGGGAACTGAACGAGAAAGTAATTGATTTCATTTTCTTCTCCGGTAAGGCTTCTGTACGTGAGCAGAAACAGGAGGATGTGCATTTCCGCTTGTCATACCGCTATATGGTGAATGCGGCTGCATACCACAACGGGCAAAAGGTGGCGGAACTGACCGATGTAGGCTTCAACAATGTGGACGAGGTGATTGCCCGGCTCGTAACTATGCTGCCGGATGATATTCCGAACCGTTCAATGGTGATGTTCAAAATCGTCAACCTCGACAAAGACCAGACGGTGGTGTACCAACGGCAGAAAGGGAAAGGATTCTGATTTTTTTTGTGACTTCACGAAATGATATAAGCCTGCAAGGTATTTTTCTTTGTAGGCTTTCTTTTTTATTCAATTTTTATTCTTGCCCTAAAATCGAAAATTTCTTCACGTGCGCACGCACGGTAGATGTAGTAGTAGATATATATATTTATTTTATGGTATATCTTCCGAAGAAATGGGGTATAATTGTACATTTATTGCTATTTCTTCCGAAGAAATACCCTTTTCTTCCGAAGAAATGTACATTTATGGCTGTTTCCTCCGAAGAAATACCCCTTTTCTGTACATTTATGGTTATTTCTTCTGAAGAAATAAATGTAATATCTTCTGAAATTATGTCAAAAAATAGCTCATTTCAGCCATTTCAGAAGATTTTTGAGGTGCTTTTGAGCTGATTTTCGCATAAAAAATTCAATCTGTACAAGAATGTACATTTATGCGTGTTTTTTCCGAAGAAATACCCCTTTCCTGTACAATTAAGGCAATATCTTCCGAAGAAATCCGAAGAAATGGGGTATAATTGTACATTTATTGCTATTTCTTCCGAAGAAATACCCTTTTCTTCCGAAGAAATTTTACGGTCCGGACATGAAAAAAGCGACATTCTCTCGAACATCGCTTCAAAGCAAATCAGTAAAATCGTCCCCTTTTCGGGTTGGGGTTCCCTTGACATGAAGACAATCTAAAGTAGAGGGTAATAGATTATTCTTCCTCGTCTTCTTCTCCGGCAAGTTTGACAAGCTTGTCCTCAATGGTGAGTTTGACCTCGCCATCGTCTATGCTGATATTCTTAGGCATGATGATTTTAATGAACTCTGTCGACACTTTCACCCTGTCTTTGGGGTCAAGTTCCATGAAGTCCTGCATTATTAGTGGCGTCACATCTCCTTCGGGTATAGTGTTGTGCGCTTCAAGCCATTTCTCAATCATCCCTTTTGCCAGTGCCGTTATTTTGTTGGGCGTACCTTTTTGCCGCCCTCCGGTCTTTTTTCCTATTGCCATAATGATTTGTATGTAAAAAGATAAAATGATGATGCGAAGATAACGGCTTACTTTCGCACGCAAGGTATAACTTTTAATAATCAAATAAAGTCTTATGGGTTTAATAGGAAGTGCCATAGGTGCTGCAGGCAGCATTTTCGGTGGGATCAAGGCATCCAAGGCCATGAAGAAAGCAAAACGTAATGTTGAGGCTCAACGGCAAAAGAATCAGGACTGGTACGACAGGCGGTACAACGAGGATGCCACTCAGCGGGCTGATGCACAACGCATCCTTACGCAAACTGAAGAGAGTATAAAACAACGTAACAAAGCCGCTGCCGGTAGTGCAGCCGTCATGGGCGGTACTGATGAAAGTGTGGCAGCGGCCAAAGAAGCGAACAACAAGGCTCTTGCCGATGCAACATCACAGATTGCCGCTGATGCAGAAGCACGTAAGGACAATATCGAAGCCACTTATATGCAAAACGACAATGCTTTAGTGGAACAGCTTAACGCCATTGAGCAAGGCAAGGCCAATGCCATATCGGGAGCTGTACAAGGAGTAACTAACGCGGTAAGTCAAATGCCTTTCTAAACTATTTCAATATGGCAACAATGGATGATATTTTAGGAAACGGAGGTGGTACGCCTCCGCCCAAAGGCTCTAAGGAATGGCACGAACAGCAGCAAGACGCTCCTTCCGTATCATCCCCGGCAAAGGGTACACAGAAATGGACGGAACAACAAGCAGCTGCGGCTCCTGCCGTTACCGGCTCCCAATCTGAAACGGTCGCTGCACCTCCGGCCAAACAAGCCGATGTGAACGGTGGCAGTCTCTCATACGCTGAATTGTACAAAAAACTCAATCCCTATAAACCGCCAACGGACGAGGAACTTGCTAAAGAAAAGAAGAAGCAGAAACGTGAACAGATATTCGCAGCCATTGGTGATGGTATATCGGCACTCTCGAACTTGTTCTTCACCACGCAGTACGCTCCAAATATGTATACCGGTAAGAATACCATGTCAGAACGTACCAAAGTGAGATATGACAAGCTGATGAAAGAACGTGAAGGCAAGGAGAAAGAATATTATGAGGGGCTGATGAGGGCAAGAATCGCTGATGAAGAAAGGGATGACCGTGAACGTAAGTGGCAAAGGCAGCTTGGTCTTGACGATTATAACCGCATACGGAACGATGCCAAAGAGGAACGCGACAGGCAGATGTTTGAATTGAATCTCCAACTGCAAGGCAATAAAATATCCGCATCCGAAGCTGAAGCCAAACGCAAAGGAATTGAAGCAAAATATGCAGAAGAACTTGAAAAGGCAAGGCTTGAAACCGAAAAGGCTAAAGCTGGTGCTTCAAAGGCTTCCGCTTCCGCATCCAATGCCAGAGCAGAATATTACAACCGAGGTGGTGGCAGTGGAAAGGCCGGAGAATATCCGTGGTATGACAGCGATGGTAACAAGCATTTTGCACACTCGTATGAAGCCATGCGTCAGAACGCCATAGACAATGGAACATGGAACGAAGAAACTCAGGCTTCGACCACCGAGGTCAAAAGTGGAAGAGGGAAAACCGTCAAGACATCTGAAACGACAAAGCCCGGTAAAGGACATTCTTCTAAGCCACAGAAAAAAAGTCCAACGGCCGATAATAAAAAGAAAAGTCCAACATCATAAATAAAATACTATGCCTGAAGAAAAGGATAAGATAAAAAAACTGTATGATACGTTTGTTTCTGATGGTTACGACATGGAGAGCGAAGAAGATTTTCGCAAGAACCTGTTAGATTCAACCAAACGTAAAGCGGCTTACGACGCTCTTGTAAAAGATGGTTATGATATGGAGCCGTTTGAAGAATTTGAAAGCAATATAGGGTTTGGAAAGGAACGAACCTCATCGCAACAATCGGGAAACAGTGCTTCCGGAACGGTTGAAGAACCCATTTCACCTGCTAATGAACAGACATGGCAACCTACAGAAAAGGAGAAAGTAGCGATGTTGACCGAAACCGACCGTATTATGAACGATGTGAAATCCCATACACAAACATTCAACGAACGCATAGACAATATGCAGGAATATGGGATAAATCCCGGCTTGCAGACCAAAGAGGGAAAGATGATATTCAATCCTGAAAGTGGGAAGTTGGAGAAAACGTTCCTCACTCCTGCCGGAAATCGTTATTACAGCAAGTCATTGGCTGACATGGAAAGCTTTCAGTACCGCCAAGCTGCCGATATGTCCATAGGCGGACAGTTGCGCAAGGCAAACCTCCGGTTGCAGGAGTTGAAAGCCAAGCAAGAGGAAAGAGCATCAGAAGTACACAAGGAATGGGCAGAAGAGACAGAAAACAACAAAGCCCCTCTCGCTGCCATACTGGGAGCTGCCACTTATACGCCCCGCCAACAATCTGACAAGGAAAACCGTGCGTTATCCGTAGCCATTCGTGAAACAGAGGAACTGATTAAGAACCTTGAAGAACAGAAAGACCGTGAAAACGGTGTAGATGTAGGTTTTTGGCGTGGTTTCGGTCGCACTATGGGTGATGTGCGCACGTGGGATTTCGGTATGGGTGATATGCGTGACGCATTTACGATGATGAATGCCGATGAACTGAAAAAAGAAAATGCCACAGAGGGTGAACGTGAAGCGCATGATGCAATGATGGGCGCAATCCATGAGAAGCAACAAGCAGAGGAAAGATACAGCGGAAATGCAGATTTTTGGAACAGAGCAGGTGTAATGACAGGCTATATGCCGTCCTTCATGCTGGATTTCGTATTGACAGGTGGAGGATTTAACGGATTGTCCTCTTTCTCCAAAGGAAGTACCAGACTTGCAACAAAGGTTATAAGCAAAGAAACGGCTGAAAAAATGGCTCAGCAGGGTTTCAAGTCCTATATCAAAGAAAATGGAGCCAAAGGTTTGGGACGGTATGCAACCGACTGGACCATCAAAGCACTCGGTACAACTGCAGATGATTTGCTTGTACGCGCTCCACTTATGGCCAATACAGTACAGGCAGGGAAAACTACTGCTGACATTATTGACCGTAAACTGGGTGATGTGGTTGTTGATGAGAACGGCAACTATGATTTTTCCAACGACAAGACTTGGGGGGATGCCATTTGGCAAAGTGAAGCCAATGCCATCATTGAGAATTATTCGGAAATGTTCGGTGCACATCTTGATCCGGTCTTTACTCTTGGGAATATGAGCAAACTCGCCAAAGTTGTAGGTGCAAAACGTATCGGTACAGTGCTTTCAAAGGCTGACGCAAGTGCGTTGAACGGTATCATGGGACAAACTCATCAGATGTTCAACAAAATGGGTATGAGTGATTATGTCGGTGAGGTTTCGGAAGAATACTATGGACAACTGTGGCGCACCATGCTCAATCTTGATGATGCCTATCAACAGAATCCGGACGGTACACGTACCAATTTGTTTGCCAGTGGCCAATTTCATGGTGACATTTGGGGAGGCATGGCACTCTCTATGGGATTGATGGGCGCAGGAAAACATACTTTGTCTGCTGCAAATTATACTTCCATGAAGCATGGTGTAAATAAAGCGGACGCAAAAGTGAATGAATTACTCGGCAAAGAGGTATGGGAGCCATTAAAGGCGACGCTTGACCTTACTACCAATGAGAATATCGGTGAAGTTGCGGAACTTATTGCCGGTGATAAAGATTTTACCATCAATGAGAAAGCTGCCGTTCTGGATTATATGGAACGCTCGTTGAATTTGCGAGGATTTAACCTTGCTTCTATGGCTCAATCACGTGGCGGCAACCGAAACGAAAGTGTACAACAAGCAAATGACAGTTATCTCGACGGGTATAATATCATTTCTTCGCAGGAGATGAACGATGCAAAGAACATGTATGAGTATCAGCGTGCAAGGGTTGCAGACCTCGTGGATGAGAGCATGTTTGCAATGATTGAAGAAAATCCGATTGCCACATTAGAGTTTGTGAATGGCAACGAACAATGGAATGATGAAGATAAGGTTTCCGTAATCGATTATATTAATGCCAAGCAGGTGTATAACGGCATGATACAACGTGTACGTGATGATATAGACGGTCGTATCGAGCAGAGCAACTCAATGATAGATGCACGTGTGAACCGTAATACCGGCATGATACAGGGGGCAACGATGAAGCAGGATGAGCGGAAGGTGTATGTAATCAGTGGCAAGCTTGTACCTTATGACGATGGTAGCGGTGTGAGCGTAACTGATTCGGACAACAGCATCATCATTCGCGATTCGGAAACCGGCGCACTTGAACAAGTATCACCTGATGCAGTATTGTCTCTTGATGAATCGCAAGACCCTAACGAGCAAAAAGAATTGGCAGAACAAGCCATTGTGGAGCAGTTCGCACGTGAAGCGGCTGATAAGATAGACGGTAAGGTTACATTCAATCCGGGTGATGCCTATACTATTACCGGACAGGATGGTTCACAGATGCAAGTACAGATTATAGCCAACGAGGACGGTATTGTGGATAATGGGGACGGCACAGTTAACGTTTCGGACGGCGTGAACATCTTCCCGTTGGCAAAAGAAACCATACAGCAACAGGCTGATGCGGCAAATTTGGCACGTGTGGCGCAGTTCGAGCAGCAGAGAACCATTGAGAATGCCGAACGGAAACAGGAGATGCAAGAGGCTGAAAGACCACAATACGCCCTCAATGACATTGTTTCGCTTACCGATGAGAACGGCGTTACCGTCCGTGGCAATATCACAGCAGATGCTGATGCGGATGGCAAGTATGAGGTATTTACCGAAGCCCCTATCAACGGCAAGCGTGTGAACCTGTTTACCCGTGATGAACTTGACAATATGTTGTTGGAGCATAACGGAGTAGCGTTTGAACGCCCTGTCGAGAATGAGAGCAACAATGGTGCGGAAAATATTCCCGAAAATGATAACAATGCCCCTCAAAATATTCCTGCCATGCAGAGAATACCAAAGGATGAGCAGGGAAATCCACTATATGAGCAGGCCGACAGCGACACAGCTTGGGATGCCATTGTGGAGCAGACTGAGGGTGATGAGGATATGGCACAGACCGTAGCCGATGGAATGGTTGCCGACAAGGAAGAAGCCTTGAAGAAGTTGGAGAAAGCCAAATCGAAAGGTGGCAACTCCATTGCCGAAAAGATTGCTTCCGAGAAAGAACGCAAAGCGGCGATTGATGCAGCCAAACAGGAATTGCTCGTTTGGCAGAAGATAGCCGGTACCGCCAAACGCAGAAAAATGGAAGCGGATGATGAACGCAGACGTATTGCCGATGAAGCAGCCGCATTGCGAAAGGCAGAAGAAGAAAAGTTACGTGCCGAACGTGAGGAAGCGGAACGCATCGAGCGTGAAGCCCTGAACGGAGTGCCGGACATGGTGGACGACAAGCCGCAGGATGCACGGGCAAGAGGTTACAGACGCATGAACGGTCATAAGATAGACAGACAAGAGCCTGTACAGGCATTGCAGGGAAAGGAGGTATCCGTAAAATTCAGTGATGATGCCATTGTAGGTGGTCGTGTAGCCGTGATTGATGTAAACTTGTTGCAACCGAGCCATATTCAAGGCGTGCGCAACCCTCTGCACTTTATTGACGAAGCGCAGCCAAAAGAACGGAATGACGAGGCAAGTGTATTGTCTGCACGAAAGATTGCCGGAAACATACGCCCCGAAGAAATCACATCTTCTGTTACCGCCTATACAGGCGCACCTACCGTGAACGCACGGGGCGAAGCCATACAGGGCAATAACCGAAGTGACGCACTTCGTATCATGTGGGAGAACCATCCGGAACAGGCGGCTCTTTACAAGCAGTATCTGAAAGACCATGCGGAAGAATTTGGATTACAAGCAGAAGACATTGAGGCTATGGAGCATCCTGTCCTTGTGAACATGGTTGATGTGGACGATGCAGAGGCTATCCGTCTTGGCCAGTATGTGGCACAGGACACAGAAAGTGGAGGTGTTGAACGCATCAAACCTAAAAACGCCTTGCAGCGCATGGGAGCCGAAATGCGTTCGTTTGCCAACTTGCTGCTTAGGACTTCGGATGATGAAATGTCATTTGCCGGACTTGTGGATTCCAATGGTGCTAATGTTTTGAAATGGATGAGCCAAAGAGGTTTCATTACTCCCACACAATACAAGAGTGCGTTTGACAGCAAGGGTAACTTGACTCCCGAATCCAAGAATGATTTGCGTGGTATCATGTATCAAAGCATATTCAAGGACGGTAGTACACGGTTGGAGGAAATGTTCAACGTATTACCGGTAAAAGCACAAAAAGCTATTCTTGCCACTGCTTTTCGTGATTATGATAGTCCGAACAGTGAACGAATGGTAGATGAGATACAGAATTCCGTTCGTGCTTACTATGCTTTGTCCCAAGATAAAATGTTTGCAGAGGCAAAGAACTTCAAGGAAGCACGTACTGCCGTAGAAAGTTGGAAACGCCAGTATCAAATGGATGATGTCACTGGGGAAAGTTATCTCCCTGCTGATAAATTCAGTAACTTTGTCCTGCATTTGGCCGCAATGTATAAAGGTGAAAGCCAAAGCTTCATTCAAAATACATTCGGCAAGATTTATGACCTTATACAAGGTACACAGGAAGAAACTCTGTTCGAACAACCGGACAATACCCCTCGGACGCTCGTACAGGCTATTAAAGAAACATTTAATTTAGATTACAATGGACAACAACGAAGCAATGTATTGGTTGGCGATACTGCAACAAGCCAACGAGGGCAGCAAGGAAGCAATGGAACTCTTGCGCCAAGAGAACGAGTTGAGAACAGAAATGGGACAACTGATGATACAGGAAGAACTGAAAGCATTGGTGGACAAAGCGAAATAGAATCTTCTTTATCACAAGAAGAAATGCTGTTTTCTGATGATACTGACAATCAACTTAGTGCAAAAATAGCAAGACGTATTGAAGTTCAAGAAGATGATTGGATTGAAAGCGGAAAGTATGGCGATACTTATAAACAGACAATTATTGTTGATGGTACTCATAAAGTTATAAAAGTTGATGCACCTGATACGAAAGGTAATTATATAGGTAGCGCTTATGAGTATGACGGTCAAACATTCGGAGATTTATTGGATGTTCTTAATTATATTGATGCATCTTTGTCTTTAGCCAATGCTGTTGCAGTGGCAGAGAAAGAAACCGATACTACTCCTACGGAGAAACAGAAAGAAGCAGGCAATTATAAGAAAGGTCATGTGCAGGTTGGTACATTCAATATCACCATTGAGAACCCGAAAGGATCCGTTCGTAGTGGAATAGACACAGAGGGCAACAAGTGGGAAACGATCATGCAGAACACCTACGGCTACATTCGTGGCACGGAGGGCGTGGATGGAGACCACATAGACGTGTTCCTCTCTGACGATATTGACGGGTGGAACGGACGCAGGGTGTTCGTGGTGGACCAGTATAATGAGGACGGCAGCTTTGATGAGCATAAGGTAATGCTTGGTTTCAATGAGACTGACGATGCCGAGGCTGCTTACTTCGCGAATTATGACAGCGACTGGGCAAATAATCACAAGACAGTGGTAACTGCCGTAAACTTGGAGGATTTCGAGAAGTGGATAGATAGTAGCCACCGTAAGACTAAAGCGTTTGCTGAATACAAATCAGTCAAAAGTGTTGAGGAACAGAGTTCAAGTACACAAGTCGACAGACTTTCTGAAATCAAATCACGCATTGAAGAACTGCACAAGGAACAAGAAGCCGCACATGGTCAGAGTGATATATTTGAGGAAGCCCGCATTATTTCCGAAATAAACGACCTCTTTACTGAACAGCGGAAATTGGAACAAAACAATTCCAATGAAGAAACGACAACACCGACTGATGCTGCATACACCATTACTCAGGCACAATATACCACCAAAAGGGGTAAGGTGTTGGATATGCACCTTGTGAAGTTCAATAATAAATTAAGAGATACTGTTCGGAAGCACACCACAATGTTTGCCAAACAACTGAAAGGCTGGTGGGACAAGGAAAAGCAAGGCTTCATGATGCGGAGCAAGGAAGATGCTGAACGCTTGGCAGAATATGCAACCGATGCACAATCACAACCACCTTTGTCTTTGTCTGATTTGTCAGAAGTAAATGACGGCAATGTGCAGTTTTCAGAACCTCAACAACAGAAAGCCACGAAGCAGGAGGAAAAGCAGGAATATACTCCTATATGGCAATACTCTGTTTTTGTTGATAAAGAAACAGGGGAAACTACATTAAGTCGTGATGATGTGAGCGGTCCCATACCTATTGGTGATGCACGTTTTCGTCAGACAACCAACAGCCCAGAGGAAATGTTAGACATTCTTCGCAATCCTCAGAACGGTATGCAAGAAGTTTTGGATGCAGTTGGCATTTCGCTCGAAAATAAAATTAAGACCCGAGAACTTGATCGCAAGGCAAAGGATGAAATTCGTGACAAAAGGACAGATTTCGTTGTTGACAAGGAAATGGATAACAGATATTCTGTTCGTACTTTGATGAAGATGATTGATGCGGAAAAACAGGCTGTGATGGATTTAGGAGAGAAGCGTGGTGGAGACGTTTATCATGAAGGAAATATTATTTTCCTGACTAAAGATAGTGCAGATAAGTTTGCTAATGAAGTCCGAACTCTTATCAACGATATGCGGAGTGAGCAACAACAAGACAATTCGCAGAAAAAGACTGAAGCGAGTGGTAACCGTCTTGTTACTGATGAGCGTTATGCAGAACTTCGTGAGCGTATGCGTAAGAAGTTGCTCGGTCAAATGAATATAGGTATAGACCCTGAGATTCTTGCCATTGGAACAGAGATGGCTGTTTACCATTTGGAGAAAGGTTCACGTAAGTTTGCCGAGTATGCAACGGCCATGATTGCAGACTTGGGCGATGCCATACGCCCTTACCTTAAAGCATTTTACAATGGTGCGAGAGATTTGCCGGAGGTGGCAGAGAACGGACTGGATGCAGACATGACTCCATACGATGAGGTACAACAATTCGATGTGGCGAATTTCGATAAGAAAAGTATTGATGCGCTTGCTACCGCCGAAACCGTAACAAGAGAGACCGAGGTGGAGCAAGAGGCAGAGATTGCACAGGAACGCATCAAAAAAAGTCGCCCTGCACGTAAGAAGAATGAGAAAAAAGCAGTAAATTCACAGCAGTCAAATGAACTGGGCTTGTTTGACGATCTGATTGATAACAATAAAAACAACGAACATGGATTACAGAGAACTGATGCAGAACGCTCCGAAGGATTGTCAGCCAACGGTAATCGACACGGACAAGGATTATCAAGAGGCACTGAAACAGGTAGCGAAAGCGAACAACAAGCAGGTAGAGGAACTGACAACGAAGGAGAAAGAACAAGCGATGCAGTCAATAGGATTGTGCGACCTCGACTTTCAGATGCCATAACTGAGAAGAAGAATACCCATAACAACCATTCGGAACGTGGTAAAGACCACGCTCCGACGTCAGTAGATGCCCGTATCGAAGCCAATATCAAGGCTATCGAACTGGCAAAACAGTTGCTTGAAAGCGGCGAACGGGCTACAGAAAAACAGATGCAGACTCTTCGCAAGTTCAGTGGCTGGGGTGGCTTGGGCAAGGCTTTCAACGAAGGTACATCGTATGCTCCTAATCCCATTGCAAAGAAGCTCCGTGAGTTGCTTGGTGAAAAGGCATATCAAGAGGCCGTAATGAGTGCAAATAGTGCCTATTACACTCCGGCATACGTTGTGGATACGCTTTGGGACATTGCCGAACAAATGGGCTTCAATGGTGGAAACATTCTTGAAGGTTCTGCCGGTATCGGCAATATCTTGGGACAGATGCCTACAAACATCAGTGAGCGTAGTGACATCCATGCCATAGAGATTGACGGAACTTCGGGAGGCATCCTCTCGCTCCTCTATCCTGATGCCAAAGTGGAAATACAGGGCTTTGAACAGACCCGCATACCTAACGGCAGTGTGGATTTGGCTATTACCAATGTTCCTTTCGTTACAGGACTCCGTGTGAACGACACCACAGGCGACAAAGACCTGTCGAAGAAATTCCACAACATACACGATTTCTGTATTGCAAAGAATGTGCGCAAACTGCGTGAGGGCGGTTTGGGTATCTTTATCACATCCAACGGTACGCTTGATAACAGCAAGAAACTCCGTGATTGGATTGTGAGCGAGGGAGGAGCAGATTTCGTGGGTGCTTTCCGTATGCACAACAAGACTTTCGGTGGCACAGGGGTAACCTCCGACATCGTTGTTATTCGCAAGCGTGTGAACGAACAGAAGTCTGCCCATGCCATTGATGTAAGCGATGTGAGCGGAGAGCGCATGGCTGAATATGACACCGGGGAAACACGTAAGGTAAAAGGCAAGGAAACACCGGTCATCAAGCAGCTTTCGATGGACTACAACCGCTATTTCATTGAACACCCCGAAAACATGGCGGGTGAAATGCACTTTGCATTTGAGAAAGGCGACACATTCCGCCCGACAAGCAAGGGCTTATACCCTAAACAGGATAAGAAGCAGGAAGAAATGTTGGCTGAATTTGTCCGCTCGTTCCGTGCGGAGGAATTTGGCGAGCGTAACACAGAAGTTATCACTGATGCAATGCCCGGCAAGAAGATTGGCGAAGTGTTTGTCAAAGACGGAAAGCTGTACATCAACTCGACAGCAAGCGCACAACTCCTCGAAGTAAATGCTAATAAGGTAAAGGGGCATACGAAAGTGGAATGTTTCGAGGCGTACACCGCTATCAAGGAAGCCCTTGCAGAAGTCCTTTCCTATCAGACCGAGAATGAAAGCGATGAGGGGCTGAAACCCTTGCTTGACAAACTCAACAAGGCATACGATGATTTTGTCAGCACATACGGACACTTCAACAAGAACACCGCCATTGCGTTTCTCCGCAATGATGTAGACTATGCCAATGTATTTGCCCTTGAAAAGTTTGAAGAAACGGCAGATGAAAAAGGAAATCGGATACAGAAATTTGACAAGACCGATGTATTCAGAAAACGTGTCGTTGAAAAAGAGAAAGAACCCACCCCTGCCAATGTCAAGGACGGTATCATTGCAAGTATCTTCAAATTCGGCCGTGTGGATATACCTTACATCGCTGAACAACTTGGTACAGGTATCGGGGAGGTGAAGAAAGAAATCATCGAGAACGGCTACGGTTTCGAAAATCCTGTAAGCCGACAGATAGAAGCATCGTATCAGTACTTGAGCGGAAATATCCGTGAAAAACTGCGTCAGGCAGAGGAAAACAACGAGAATGGAGAATTTGACCGCAACATCAAGGCGTTGCAGGAAGTTATGCCAATGGAAATACCTGCACACTTGATTGACTTTACCCTCGGCAGTTCTTGGATTGCCCCGAAACTATATGAAGATTTCGTAAAGGAACGAACGGAAGTAGATGTCCGTTTTACAGCAGTAGGCGGTACTTGGTTTATGAAAGAGCCATATTTTACCAACTACGAAAAGAACCGTGCCATGGGCGTAACCAGTGAAATGCTCGGTCGAACCATCATGGGACACACCCTTATAGAAGCCGCTATTCAGAACAGAAGCATTACAGTTTCCACCACCAAGAAACACTATGACGGCACGACAGAAACAATTACCGATAAAGAAGCGACACAGGCTTGTGCCGCCAAGATTGATGAAATCCGTCAAGATTTCAAGGACTGGGCAAGGCAGAAGATGCAAAGCGACCCGGAAATGTCGGAACGTATGGAACGTATCTATAACGATATGTTCAACAACTTTGTGCCTATGAGCATACCGGACGAGTTTGTGCCGGAGTATTTTGGAGGTGCTTCACACAAATTCAAGATGCGTCCTCATCAAGGCAGAGCCATCGTGAGAGGCACACAGCAACCGTTGTTACTTGCCCATGAGGTAGGAACAGGAAAAACCTTTACCCTTATTTCCACAGCGATGGAAATGCGCCGTTTAGGTACTGCCCGCAAACCGATGATTGTAGTGCAGAATGCCACCGTCGGTCAATTTGTTGCAAGTGCAAAGGAACTGTACCCGAATGCCAAGATACTGACACTCGAAGAGGCAGACCGAAGTGCGGAGGGCAGAAAGAACTTCTATGCCAAGATACGCTACAATGACTGGGATATGATTGTCGTTCCGCAATCGACCTTTGAATTTATTCCCGACAGCGAGGAAAGAGAAATGACTTTCGTGCAGGACAAGATTGAGGAGAAGATGCTCATTCTTGAACAGATGAAAGAGGAAGACCCGGACGGAAAGAACATGATTACCCGGCAAGCCGAACGTGAAATCGAATTGTTGGAGGAACAGCTTGCCGGACTTGCAGACAATGCTTCAAAGAAACGCACCGCCAACGATGAGAAAAAACGTGCCGTAGCCTTGCAGAATGCAGAAGTCAAGGCAATGGAAATGCTTGACCGCCGTACTGACGATGTGGAGAACTTTGACGACATGGGCATTGATGCCCTGCTTGTGGATGAAGCCCACGAATACAAGCACCTTGGATTTGCCACTGCCATGCAGCGTGGAGTGAAAGGTGTGGACCCGTCATACAGCAAAAAATCACAAGGCGTATTCTTGAAAACACAGGCTGTTTTAGAAAAGAACAACGGACGAAACGTAATCTTTGCCACAGGTACGCCTATCAGCAATACCGCTGCAGAGATTTGGACGTTCATGCGCTATCTCATGCCTGCCGATACAATGAAAGAATACGGTATCTATTACTTTGATGACTTTGTACGCAACTTCGGTAACATTCAGCAAATGTTGGAATTCACCACAAGCGGAAAGTTCAAGGAGAACAATCGCTTTGCCGGATACGTGAACCTGCCCGAACTGGTGCGTATATGGTCTGGAGTGTCCGATACTGTCCTTACCAAAGAAGCCGGTGGCGTAAAGGACAAAATACCTGAAATGGAGGGAGGAAAGGCACAAGACCTCTATCTGCCACAGACACGTGCATTGCGTAGTATCATGAAGTTCGTAAAGAGCGAACTTGAACATTATGAGCAGATGAGCGGCAAAGAGAAGAAAGAGAACAGCCATATTCCGCTCACGATGTACGGTATTGCCAAAGCTGCTGCCGTGGATGCCCGATTGGTGCAGTCAGATGCAGAGGACGACCAAAACAGCAAGACCAATGAAGCCGTGCGCCAGACTTTGCGCTCACTGAAAGAAACAGCCGACTACAAAGGTACGGTTGCCATTTTTGCCGACAATTATCAAAATAAGCAGAGCGGCTTCAATCTTTATGATGACATCAGAAATAAACTGATCGCAGAGGGAGTTCCTGCTGATGAGATTGTAGTAATGAGGTCGGGAATGACTGTCAAGAAGAAACTTGAAATCTTTGAAAAGGTAAACCGTGGTGAGGTTCGCGTGATTCTCGGTTCAACCTTTACGCTCGGTACAGGCGTGAACATTCAGGAACGACTGCACACGCTGATACATTTGGATGCGCCCAACCGTCCTATGGACTATACCCAGCGCAACGGACGCATTTTGCGACAGGGAAATTTGCATAAGGACATGAACAAGCCTGTACGCATCTTGCGTTTCGGAGTTGAGGACAGTTTGGATGTTACCGCCTACCAACGCTTGAAAACAAAGGGAGCGATTGCCGACAGTATCATGAACGGCAAGCAGATGATGAACAACAGCATGACCAACCGTGTGCTTGAAGAGGAAGAAGATGTGTTTGGCGATACCGTTGCGCAGCTCTCTGGCAGTGAATATGCCATGCTGAAAAACAATGCGGAAAAGAATGTGCGCAAGTATGCAAGCCGCAAAAAGCAATGGGAAACAGACCAAACCTATATCCATAATGCCAAGCCAAGACTGAAAGCCTTTATCAAGGATGCGGAAAAGCGCATTGAGGACAACGGCAGGTACTTGGAGGCAGTACGCTCGTCATTCCCCGATGGACAATTCAAGGAGATTGTAATCGGCAAACATCGCTTTACTTCTGTTGATACAATGGATGATTTTTTCAAGGAATACAACAAGAGTGTCCTTGCCGAAATGAAGCAGATGAAAGACGGTGAGATTTCAGGAGAACAAAAACGGGAACTGATTATACAGATAGGCGATTTTTCATTTGTGGTCACAACAAAACTGGCAAGGAAAACCATGAGTGACGGTGCAACACTTTTCAATGATGTTGAGCGTAGAATGACCTACTCTTGTCTTGAACTCGGCATTGAAGATGTGCCGGTACGCCAAAACCTGCTTCGCAATGCCGTTGAGGATATTACAGACAATGTGATTACAGGAAAGGATTTTGCCGAGATATTGAGTGCCGGAGAGCGAAGCAAAAAACATAATGAAGCCGAATTGAAAGAACTCCTGTCAAGAGAGGGCAAGCCATTCGAGTATGAAGAAGAATTGGCACAGGCGAAAGCACAGTTAGAGGAATATGCCGAACTGATGAAAAAAGAGTTGGAGGAAAAGGAAGCCAAGTATGCTGAAATGGATGCCACTGTAGAAACGGCAAATAATATTTCTACCTCAGAAGAAGATGATGAATTAAAACGCGAAGGTGATGGTGCATATACCGATGATGAAGTCAGTTATGAGAATGATCCGATAGCAAAACAGCTCAGCCAGTCAAGGAGAACGGCAAAGCAGCGGAGGGAATTTGCACGGCGTGAACGCCAAAGAATGGCAGAACGTGTGGAAAGCCTTGCAGAGAAACTGCATCTTGACAATGTGGAGGTTGTTACTGATGCTTCCGTCTTGGATGGAAAGAAGCAGCGTGCAAAAGGCTTCTACTCGAAGAGTACAGGGAAGATAACCATTGTCATTCCCAACCATACAAGTACGTTTGATGTTGAGCAGACACTGCTGCATGAGGCTGTGGCGCACTATGGTTTGCGCCAGTTGTTCGGAGAACATTTTGATACATTCCTTGATAATGTATTCAACAATGCCGATGAGAACATACGCAGACGCATTGTAGATATGGCTGCAAAAAACGGTTGGGATTTCCATAAGGCTACTGAAGAATATCTGGCTTCGCTTGCAGAAGATACCGAATTTGAGAACATCAACGCAAGTTGGTGGCAACAGATAAAGGATTTCTTCCTGAATATGCTTCATAAGATAGGCTTTGAGGATTTCAGAGGGGTTACTTTATCGGATAACGAACTTCGCTACATCTTGTGGCGCAGTTACGAGAACCTTGCGGAACCGGGCAGATACAGAAACATATTGGGAGAAGCCGCTGATGTGGCAAAGCAGTATGAACTGAAAGTCGGAAATTATGCGGTTTCCGACCCACATCATCTGACTGTTGCAGAAAGTGATGATGCACTATACCGTACCGGTGACCCGGAAATACATGAAAGGGAGTTGGCTCGTGACCGTTATGAAAGGCGTGTAAAAAGCGGTATGTTCCAATCACGGGAAGCATTACAGGACAGTATGCTCGGCTTGAAAGAAGCCATGACTGCAATCCTTGGCAAGGAAACAAACATTGAGGATGTGGACGGATTTGAAAACGCATACTTGGGAGAAAACCGTCTGTCAAGTGTGAACAAAGCCGAAGCCGATGCATTTGCCCACACCCTGTTCAAGCCCATGCTTGATGAGGTTGCCAAACTTGCCAGGACTGAGGCAGAGCGTGAGGAATTGACTGATTACATGATGGCGAAACACGGACTTGAACGCAATACATATATGCGTAATGAAGCAATCAATAACGGAGCAACCGATGCAGACCAAACCGACTATGCCGGACTTACAGCCCTTACAGGTATGGATAATATTACTGATGCCGAAACGGAAGCACAGATAATGGTTAACGATTACGAACAGGCACACGACACTACCGACCTTTGGAAAAAAGTCAATGCCGCGAGCAAAGCAATACTTTCAAAGTCATACGAATGTGGTATGATGAGCAAAGCGACCTTTGACAAGATTTCAGATATGTATGATTTTTACATTCCACTACGTGGTTTTGACGAAAAGACCAGTTCTGAAGCATACGCATATCTGACGCACAAGCAAAGTGCATTCAATGCTCCTATCAAGAAAGCGGAAGGACGCAGGTCGAAAGCGGATGACCCGTTTGCCAACCTGCAATCAATGGCAGAAGGTGCTATCATGCAGGGCAACCGGAACAAATTGGTAAAACAGCGTTTCCTTAATTTCGCCCTCAACCATTCGAGCGACCTTGTCAGTGTGAGCGACATTTGGGTAGAATACGATACGGTGGCCGACGAATGGAAGCCAGTGTTTCCTGACAACATAGACAGTACAGATACTCCCGAAGTGGTAGAACGGAAGATGCTGGACTTTGAAACTAAAATGGAGTCATTGGCGCAACAATATCCTGACCGGTACAAGCACGGCAAGGATACCGTGAATATTCCTTACCGTATTGTGGAAAGCCGGGATATGAGGCAGCACCAAATTGTAGTGAAACGTGGCGGCAGGGACTATGTGATTACCATTAACGGCAATCCTCGCGCAGCACAGGCACTGAACGGACAGACAAATCCCGACAATGATATGTCGGGGGCAATCGGAGCTATTCTCCGTGCAGGAGAAAATATCAACCGACAGTTGAGTGCGTTCTATACCACACGTAACCCAGACTTCATTGTATCGAACTTCATGCGAGATATGCTATACACCAATACCATGACTTGGATAAGGGAAAGCCCGAACTACGCACTGCGTTTTCATCGTAATTATATGTATGCCAACCCTGTAAGAATAAAGCAACTCTTGGCTAAGCACCGCAAAGGGACACTTGACATGAGTAACAAGACGGAAGCGATGTTTCATCAGTTCATGATGAACGGAGGAGAAACAGGCTATGCCAATATCCGGGACATTGAACAACATAAGAACGACATACGCAGGGAACTGAAAAAATCGAACGGCAAGATTCCTGTAAAAAAAGCATGGGACTTGTTGGGCGAACGTTTCGATGAGTACAACCGAGCCGTTGAGAACTGCGCCCGTTTTGCCGCTTTCATGACATCACGCGAAATGGGCAGGAGCATTGACAGAGCCATCTATGATGCAAAGGAGATAAGCGTAAACTTCAACAAGAAAGGCAGCGGAGCAAAATTCTATGACAGTACAGGGCAGACAAAGGCTGGTAATGCCAGTGCATTGGTATCGGGACTTGGTCGTAGCGGCTATGTGTTTTGGAATGCAGCCATTCAAGGTACGGCAAACTTTGGACGACAGATGAAACGCCATCCTGCCAAAGCTTTTACAGGTATTGCGGCGATGTTCCTTCTTGGTGCCATTGTTGCCTACTTGGGTGGCGATGATGATGACGATGATGACAAGAACGCATACTATAATCTTCCCGAATATGTAAGGCGCAGCAATATTCTTTTCAGGGCAGGAAACAGTTGGGTATCAATTCCTCTTCCGGTAGAATACAGGGCTGTTTACGGCATGGGCGAACTGATGATTTCCGTTCTTAACGGAAAGGAACATCTTACAGGCGAAGAAATTGCCGAAGCCATAACAGGACAGGCTACACAGATATTACCTATTGATTTCTTGGAGGGCGGCGGAGGATTGAATGCCTTTGTACCGAGTGCCTACAAACCCTTGTGGGAAGCCTACGTTGCAGAAAAGAGTTGGACGGGTATGCCACTTTATAAAGACACACCTTACAACAAAGATATGCCCGAATGGACAAAGGCGTATAAGAGCGCAAATAAATACATTGTCGGATTGGCCAATGCCATGAATGAAGCTACGGGTGGAGACCCATATACAAAAGGAACGATTGACTTTAATCCGGCAAAGATTGAATATATGCTGAACGGTTATTTCGGTGGCGTGTTCGGAACAATCGACAAATTGAGCAAGACCGCAGAAACCATTACAGACAACCGAGAGTACGACCCTCGCAGCTTCTTGTTGGTAAACAGACTGGTCAAAGCCGGGGACGAACGCACCGAGTACAGGGCTGTGAACAATGAGTATTTCCGATTGAAAGAGGAGCATGACCGATTGAAATCCCGATTAAAGCACTATGAGGAAGATACCGACAACGACATATTTGACTATGCGGAAAAGATTGATTTCCTTTACAATTCACCCGAATACGAGCGGTATGAAATTTTTGAGGATTATCGTAGGGATATTGACGACCTCTATAATGAACTGAATGACACAGTTGATGATGAGGAACGTAAGAATATTGAGGCTGAATTGAATGAACTCAAAAAGGAAATGATAGAAGAAATGAACAAAACCCGTAAATAGTTAAACATAGGATGATTGCCCGGAGCAGTATATTTGTTCCGCGCAATCATTAAAATGATAAAAATATGCATATAAATAAAAGCGAAAGAAAATTGCTGCCAATGAGCCGTATAGCTCCGGGAAGAAATGATGCCGCCGAGATAGATACTGTTGTTTCTGTAAAACGTTATGGTGACCGCAGGGCATTTGACATTCTTATGGAAGCACAATACTATTGGAGCCAGATGGACGACTTTCGGAAAGACCGGGAGCGAAACAAACGCTATACCTATGGTTTCCAATGGGACGATATGATTTGTGTGGACGGAAAATCCATGAGCGAGGAAGAATACATTAAAAGTCAAGGCAACGTGCCTTTGAAAAACAACCTTATCCGTAGGCTTGTGCGAAGCGTGCTTGGCGTGTATCGAAGCCAAAGTAAAGAACCGACCTGTACCGCACGTGATCGGGATGAACAGAAACTTGGTGAAACGATGAGTACGATACTTCAATGCAACATGCAGCTTAACCGAATGAACGATGTATATGCCCGAACTATGGAAGAGTTCCTGATAAGCGGTTTTATCGTTCACCGTAAATCGTACGGTTGGCGTAATGGAAAAGAGGATTGTTGGACGGACTATGTGCAACCCAATAATTTCTTTATCGACAACAACATGAGAGATTTCAGAGGTTGGGATGTTTCCGTGCTTGGAGAAGTTCACGACATTTCTTTCGGACAGTTGTGTGAACAGTTCGCATCAAGTCCGCAGGAATACAGACAATTGCGTGACATTTACAAGTGGGCGGCAAGGAAAGATTACATAGCCACATACGCGGAGCGTTTCGGGTATAGCCGCTTGGAAAACTACGATTTTCTATTCACAAGCGAACCAGGACGATGCCGTGTGATAGAGATATGGCGCAAGGAGCAAAAACCGAGATACCGTTGCCATGACTACCAAAACGGCGATATTTTCAAAATAGACGAAGAAGATTACGCACAAGTGGTGCTTACTGAAAATGAAGAACGTATGCGTATGGCCAAGGAAGCCGGTATGCCGGAAGATGAGGTTCCGTTGATAAAAGCTACTTGGTTTGTGGACGATTATTGGTATTTCTATTACCTTTCTCCTTTTGGCGACATATTGAGGGAGGGGGAAACGCCTTACGAGCATGGAAGCCATCCATATGTTTTCAAGGCATATCCGTTCATTGATGGTGAAATCCATTCATTCGTTGCTGATGTAATCGACCAACAGCGATATACCAACCGATTGATAACCCTCTATGACTGGATAATGCGGGCGAGTGCCAAAGGCGTGCTGATGATGCCCGAAGATTGCTTGCCTGATGGTGTGAGCATTGACGATATTGCAGAGAGCTGGACAGAATTTAACGGTGTCATCGTATACAAGCCGAGCAAAAGCGGAAAAGTGCCGGAACAGGTGGCCAATAATTCCACAAATATAGGCATTGCGGAACTGCTTAATATGCAACTCAAATTTTTTGAAGATATATCGGGAGTTACGGGCGCATTACAAGGAAAGCCCGGGTATTCCGGTGAAAGTGCATCGCACTATAACCAACAGACAGAAAACGCCACGAAGTCATTGCTCGACCTGCTTGAATGCTTCAGTTGTTTTGTAGTGGACGGAGCATATAAGGATGTGAAGAATATGCAGCAGTTTTATGATAGCAAACGTGTTTTCAATATTGCAGGTAAGAGTGGTGCACAAATCGAATATGACCCGAAGAAAATACGTGATGTAGAATTTGATTTAAGCATTACCGAAAGCACTTCAACACCGGCATACAGGCATCTTGCTAACGATATGCTTATGCAGTTGTACCAGTCTCAGGCAATCAGTGTAGAGCAGCTGCTTGAGCATGGAGATTTCCCGTTTGCAGATGAATTGTTGCAAAGTATCAAATCACAGAAGGAACAGTTGGAGCAGGGCAAAGTGCCCGACGGTCTTTCTCCCGAACTGATGGCGCAAGCGCAGCAAGGAGCGAATATGCAGGCCGTGAACAAACTGAACAATGCAATGAGGTAATAATTTTAATTTAACGACATCATGGAACAGAAAACTATTTGTATAGACTTTGACGGTGTCATACATGACTACAGCAAAGGTTGGCAGGGTGAAGATGTATTCGGGCAGATAATACCGAACGCAGATACAGGTACAGCCACCCTAAAGAAAAACGGGTGGACTATCATCATATTTACGACACGCAAGAAAACTGAAAAATTAGAAAAGTGGTTGGAAGAAAACAATATTTCATACGACCATATAAACGAGAACCCGAATCAACCTGAACATGCAAGCGGAAAAATCATAGCCGATGTGTACCTTGATGACCGGGGTATCTGTTTCAGAGGACGGTGGGATTCATGGCTTATGAGAGATATTATAGAGTTTGAGCCTTGGCAGGAACAACAAAAGAGAGAAATAGAGCAACTTGCGACATATGGCCAAACCGAAGATGATATTTGGTCAAGAGGCAACGAGAAAAGAATCAAACAAGCCCATGTTTAGCGGATAAAGTATGAGGGTGTATCAACTGAAGATATTTGGCACACCCTCATGTCTAATTATTATTATTCTTTGGACAGTTGGAATTTCTCTATCCAGACATCTTCCTCTCCATTGTCGAAATCAACAACACAGGCTTCATTCGGAATATCCAATTCCTTGACCGTACCAATGACACCATTATCGTTGCATATTACCCGGTCCCCAACTTTGAACTTATTGATATTGTCAAGTGCGAGCGGGTCGTTGGTCAGTGTGGCTATACCGTCAATGTTTCCGTACTTTCCCATTCTCTTTGGTATTTGAAAATGAATCAAGCCATGAGAAATACTGTTTTCGTTTCAATGCAATAACAGCAGAAGGAAGCATAGCTGAACCGTTTCCATAAGTCGTGCAGTAGAAGCATTCGCGTTCAAGGTCGCCCACAAACGTATTATGATTGATGTAGCCTTTCTGTTTCAACTTACGGAAATTCTTTCTATCCATAATGATAAGTTGACCTTTTTTCCCACCGGCAGGCATAACGTAGTAACGTTCTCCAGTTTCTTTGTGTTTTTCGTCTGCCTGTCTGACTGCTTCACGTAAACGAAGCGAAGCTCTGATTTTTCTGAAAATGTTCATTGTTCCTTGTTTTTATAGTTAAACTTATATTGTAGCTGCTGAAACAGCTTTTTTCTTTTTGATAACAAATCGTCCGATACGAAGCACAATCTTTGGAATTTCCATTTCAAAGAAACATATATGCAAGCCTATGGCTCTTGTCATTAGCAAGTCATCATGTTTACCGGTAATCGCTCCGAAAGCTCCGTTCGGTTTTTTCTCGTAACACAAATATTCGTCCAGGCAACGTTCGTCACGTTCTGTGTATAAATTCTCACGAATAACCTTGACTAAGGTTGATATAATCATTGGTTTGGTTGAGACATTGGTATGGAAGCCGTATTTGGTAGGCAATCCCTCGCGTACGGCTTCTTCGGACTGACCACGTGCATAGAGATTAGGGTAAATCTCTTTGATTTGATTAAGGATGAACTGTGACTGGTCGCCATCTACCTGCCGCTCCTTGTCATGCGTTTCCAAGGTGTTGCTTTCTATCACCAAGAGTGAATTGTCATAAAAAGCCGCTATTTGTGCCGCTTTCCACGCAAGCTGGTCGATGTCGCAATGTCCGTACCATTGTGCCACTACGACAGGCTTGCCACCATCAATCATAAACAGACGGTCAAGCACAAGAACAACAGAGAAGTCTGCTTTATTGGAACGTCCACCCACATCGACAATCGTGAGGTAACGATTTGTAACAACTTCCTTTTCATCTGTTTCCGGCAACTCCCAAATATGCAACAATCCCTGTTTGTCTTTCACAAAACGCAAGTTCTGCAAAGCGTTCTTGCCCTCATCCGCATCGGCACAGACTTCACCGACATATTTAGGTTTCTTGCAGGTCTTACGCATTGCATCGACCTTGTATTTGTCGAACACACGTGCTCCCGAATGTACGAAGGCTTCCACATCATCAGACGGAAATTCGGCAGCCATCTGCCCATGGTCATTGTACTTCCTGCGTTCGGCTATGTACCAATGGATAGCTTCGAGCGTAGCACCTTTTTCCCACAGCGACCAAAGATACTTACCGCATTCCTCACGTTCGGAATCTGTATTTTCATTGTCCCGATTCTGATAAAGCCATTCTGCAAAATCCCATTTTTCTTTGTCCGAATCAAAAGCGAGTGTATATTGCTCGATGTCGAACCATGAAACGAACATTGCCTCGAACTGGGATTTCCCTTCTTTTGCGGCAGTATATTCGCGATGAAAGAAGTTCCCGGTGCCATTTGCTGTGCTTTCATAAACAATCATGGTGTAGGGCTTGAGGAGAATACCCGAACAGGCGGAGCGCACAATGTCTTCCGGTTTCTTTCCCTCCGTAGCCTTCCATATTCCCACTTCGGAGAGATGTACAAGATTGTAATCACCGCCACGACACGAATCCGGGCGTTCAGCCGTACCAATCTTGATTTTGCAGTTACGCTGCGGAATACGCGATATACTTCCCGATTTTCCCACTCCTACAATCTTCGGCTCGTTCTCATTGTAGGCTTCATCAATTTTATAGAGCATTTCGACAGGATAACTTTTAATCATCCGGTCGAACATATCCTTGATTTCATCGGAGCCTGCGCCCTGATGTGCAATGATAAGTGAGTTTAAGCCGGTTTTGTGAAGCAACTGCAACCATGCCATATAAAGCTGTGAAGTGGTGGAACCACCCCATTGCCGTGCTTTAAGCAGGATGATGCGTATCGGTTTCCCTGCAATACGCAATTTCTCAAGCCGATCCACAAAACGCCGTTGAGGTCTTGTCAGACGAAACAGGACATCCTCACCGCCGCCTTTGGCCTTGATATAGACAAATGTTGCCGCCCAAAACGGAAAATCCTCGCGGCTGCGTATTCGTACAAACTGCTCTATGACCTTCAAGCGATCATCCTGATTGTCTTCCACGCCCATGTAGTCCGTGAGAAATTTGGAAATAGAACCGGCTTCGATGAGTTGGCGTACAAGCGGCACTTTCATGATACGTTCCGGTAACCACTGGGTATGTATAGGAAAGTCACTGATGGTACACTTTACACGTTTACCGACAGAACCTTCTCCGGTAATTGGATTGAACTTTGCATATACAATCGCATTGCGGCGTTCATTCTCTGTCAATATGTCCTTGATGGCCTTATCTTTCATGGTGCATGATTTTAACAGGCTTGTTTAGCAGAGCCATGATGAGTCCCAATACATAACACCAAAGATGCAATACGGCATTTATGCCCGGAAACAGGAAGCCTGCCACAAGGTAAAACAGCATCCATAACTGATAATACCGTTTACGTAATACCTCAAACGATATTGAACCAAACAGGGCGAAAACCAATCCGGACAATCCTACCGTTGGCGAATCCATTGTCGTGAAATATCCAAGGGTATCAACTGGAACTGTAACAGCAATCATATAGGCTGACAGCAATCTTCCTATCCCAATATCGTAAATGAAAATAATCGATAATAAACACCATGAATTGAGCAAGGCATGAAACATATTCGTATGGAAAAACGGATACAGCAAGCGTTCTGGCATATTACTTCCAGCGTAAATGCCGACAGTTTGCCAATCCCATTCTCTTGAAAATGACAAACACACAATCATGGCAGAAATCAGGAGAGCCGTAATCTTCTCAACTTTTCTTGCATCCATCGTTTTTTAGCCTTGCATATCATCATCTTGGCACTACCCGGCGTGAGGTAGAATTTCGGTGCGGGTTGAGCAATCACTTTAGCACACAGCTCAGAAATGGTAAGTTCCGGGTATTCTGATTTGAGAGCGACAACCCTTGTATGAATTTCCTCATACATTTCTTTCTTCAACGGCCGCATACCGCTTAAATCGTTCTCACCCCTCATCATGACGGAAACGACCAATGCTGCACGAATATCGCTGACCCAAAACCTCCGGGACGGCATGTTTACAATTACTTTATACACTTCAGGCATACGGATATAATCACACGATGAAATGTATTCATCGTATGCTCTCATCAAGTCGTTCATACGCTCCATAGAGTATTCCATAACTGCTCCTTTATGCTTCATTTTTCTTCCCGTTATAGTACCAAAGTTACCAATAGGAGCGTAAAAAGATAAACATGACATTCTGCTTTCCCTGCCTATTTTTGTCTTGTAGAATCTGACTATAAATTAAATTATGGGGCATAAAACGATAGGGCATAATGTGGTTGGTGGAAAAAATGGGTAAACCTATTTGAAACCAAAGGGTTACGGGAGAATGTCGCAAAGGGCATATAAAAACGAAGCGTTTACATCGCTTTACGTTTGGCTTACACCGGGCTTTACACTGAGGCTTACATTGAAGTGTTTGCTTTACATGCTCTTTGATTAATGGGGGAATATGAGGGGGTATTGAATGATGTTGCGGCAGCCGTGATTCGGCTGTTTTTTTATGGTGTTTCTAATAAAGCAATATATAAAATTATTCCATATAATGATTATTTGGTATATTTGCGGTATAAATTATAAGGTAAATGGCAAAAGTTATACATGTTCATTTGATAGGAAAACGGCGAGATTACTATTTTGCGAGTATTACAGCCGTATATGACGTGCTGACGGAGGAAGAAGTGGGAGTGAAAAAGAGTTATTTGTTACATGCCGGGCTGTCAGGAAACGGCACAGTAACCACTAAAACCGCTATAATCAAGCAATCTACGCTTATACGTGGAAGTCGTAAGAGTAAAGAAGATAATGGCTGAAACAGCCCGAAAACAGCCTTTTATGGGCGATTGACAGGAATAGAGTAGGGGAGGCGTGTCGCGCTCCCCTTTTTTATGCCTTTACGTGTCGTTATTTTGGTTTAGGGTTACAATAAGGGTTACACTTTAGGGTTACATTTTTATAAAGTTTAGGGTTACATTTAGGGTTACATTTTCCAAATTTCAGACCCTCGAAAAAAATATGTAACTGGATGTAAAACCTTTGTTTTTGGATGTTTCGCTTTCTTTATCGTGGGGTAAATGCCATTTTATAAACCGATTACACCTTATTATATAAAAGATAATATGCCTATTTACAGTGCTTTATGTCGTTTTATCTTCTTAAATATCTTGTTATGTGCGTGCGTGATGGATGTTTTTACTATTCAAGGCGTACAATACCTCGTACAAGTGCCACACCATTGAATTGGTCTTTTGATAGTTCGAATGGTGGGTAATTGGTATTGTCAGAGACGATTCTTATGTGATTCTCGTCAGATCCGGGCATGATACGCTTAATGAGTGACCCTTGCTTTGTATCTAAAACGTAGGCTTTGTTCCATTGGAAGAATATGTCGTTTAACGTAACCCGTTGGCAAGCTACAAGATCCCCGGAATAATATGTTGGCTGCATGGAATCTCCCTTTACCTGTATCAAAAAGTCTGCACCTTTGAAGGCAGGTATCACATATCGTTCACATTCAAACTCCATGACAGCGGTTTCCTCTGTAAATGCTCCTGCCATTGCGCTTAATGGTATAAGAGGGATGCCTTCCTGGTTGTTTTCTGATGTCTGATGAGCGATAGGTAGTGTGTCTTTAGGCTGTGGGGAAGATTCTTCTTGCATCTTACACATTTTACCTCGTCCAGTCAATAACCAATCAGGATTTAGATCAGGATATGCTAATAGAATTTTTTCTATATTGGCGGCATTCATTCCTTTGTTTGAACCTTTGGCTTTTCCTATAAGACCAACTGAAAGACCAGCATTAACGGTCATCTGGTTGTCGTTAATGCCCTTTTCTTGCATATAATATTGAAGTCTTTCTATAAAACTATTCCCTGTATATTGATTTTCTTCCATAAAAAGTTTGATGTATTGAATTTATTCTATATATTTGCAGCGTGTTAAAGATATTAACAGCGGCCAAATATACGAAATTGGCCTGAGATTAACGAATTTTAGAAATTAAAGAATATGAACGAAGAAATCAAAGTATGGCAGACCCAGAGCGTGAAACACAAGGTGGCCATGTTGCTCATAATGGACGGTATCAGTTTTGGCTATAACGAGGAGGACGGTATCGTATTTACAGCACCGGAAAGTTATGTGAAAAGAATGGTACAAAGGCTGATAAACTGCTACGGATGTAGTCTGAAGCCCATTATTAACGAAGTGGAAGGCAAGTGATATGAAGGCTAAATTCGAGAAGGGACAGGAGGTACAGGTTACCAAAGCCAACGGCGAAACCGTGACCGGTGTCATAAAAGGCTGGGATTACAACTGCTGCACCTTTGACGTGCAGTATGATGTGGATTATGTGAAGGACGGCAACGTGTGGACGCTGATATGTGTGCCGGAAGAATGTATTGAACTAATATAAAACAACGATATGGCAAAAGAATTAAAAGATAAGCTCGGATTTGTAGCAATGCAAGTCAGAAGTTGGATAGATGTCCTTGTGTTACAAGCTGACCAGCACACAAAAAGCATGAACGAGGATTATGAGTATTTCTTTCGTTGGTATTCAGAAGACATGTATAAGATTCAGGTAGAATTATTCTATTATCGGGAACTCCAAAGGGAAATCAAAACAGACAGTCTTCGCGAAGTGCTTTCCTACCTGGAGGGTAAAGTAAAGGAGTTTGAGGATGAATTGTTAGTGGGAGGATTACGCCAACATAGTACCAGTTCCTCTACCAATCTTGCCCATACTTTAAAACTGGAAGCAAAACAGCATTTGAGAAAGAGATTTCAACGTTTGATTGATAACATAAAATAGATGCGGATATGAAAAAGCAGATATTGACAGACAGGGCTGAGAAGGCATACCTTCAGAAGCTGTTCGAGTGTACCAACGTGATGGTGTGGAAGGCTCTTACATTTAACAGTGACAGCGATTTGGCCAGACGCATACGTGTGGCGGCCTTGAAACGCGGCGGCAAGCTGTCTGGTGCCGATATGCCGGAGATGGAGACCTTCCATGATACGGAGACTATGACACAGACATTTGGACCGCGTGTGAAAATCGTAGCCTACAAGAATCGTGACATGGTAGAGGTTGTGGTGGATGACAAGGTAAAAATAAGAAAGCAGGGGCTTGGTATCCCTGGTCTTATGGAACTGCAAGGGGAAGTACAACTGATGGCTTCCTCGCTGTGAGGAGGTCGTTATGGAGTACTACGGAAAGATATTGTGCATATCCGCAAGGGATTTGACCTATGACGACCGTCCGGTCAAAAACAGCGGGAACGCGGATTATAGCGGAAGCCGGGTACTGAAAGGAGTCCATCCTTCCATGTTGTCTGACGAGGAACTTGCTCCTATCATGACGGAAGCCAATTACAAGCAGTTGAAAATGAGAGGTCAGATTAACGTGGTGCGCCCCGGTAAAGGACTCGGAAGCTATGCCCTTGTGGAAGTGGCGACCTTGCCACAGCGTTTCAAGGATAAAATCAAACAAAAATACGGAGATATGGAAAGTAATATATTACGTGACTGGTTCGGTTCTCATTACGAGATAGATGCCAAGGCCCGTGCATTTTATACAAGATTCAGGTTTGAGGACGGCAGCCCTCTTCCTCCGGAACATATAAACGAGTACACGATAAACGCCTCCGTGCTGCAGGCGGTGTTGGCCGTCATGAACGACACGAGGACCATGCGTCAGGCCATGCAGAACAACCGGATAAACTGGGGAGAGATGGCCGGGGCAATCAGTTATTACCAGGCGGAGTTCGGCCATACGCTGCCTTTGTCCCCGACACGTTTTCAGAAGAAAGTAAACGAGTTCCGCTCTGCCGGATATGAGTGCCTTATCAGCAAGAAGTTCAAGAACCAGAACACACGGAAGGTCAGTTATCCGATAGAAAGGCTGATATTGAGCCTTGACAGTCATCCTACGCGTCCGTACAACACGACGGTGGCGGAAATGTATAACATGTTCGTATGCGGAGAGATTGAGGTGTTTGACCCGGAGACGGGAGAGGTATATAACCCTTCCCAGTTCACGGACAAGAAAGGGAATCCGCTCGTTTTGAGCGAGGCCACGATAGCCAACTACCTGAACAACCCCAAAAACAAGGCCTTGCGTGCCAAGCAGCATGACAGCCAGTGGGAGTTCAACAACGAATACCGTCCGCACCATCTGCGTCACAGCCCGTTCTTTGCCTTCAGTAAGGTTTCGTTGGATGACCGAGACCTTCCCCGGAAGATGCACAACGGCCAGCGTGTCAAGGCATATTACGCTTACGATGTGGCTTCGGGATGTGTAGTGGGATATGCTTACAACAGACTGAAAACTGCTGACCTTTTCCTTGATTGCGTAAGGAACATGTTCCAGACAATAGAGCGCAACGGTTGGTATATGCCTGCACAGGTGGAGGTTGAGCACCATCTTGTGAACAATTTCGCAGACGGTCTGATGAAGGCCGGTGTCGTTTTCCCGTTTGTCCGTTGGTGTAACCCGGGCAACTCTCAGGAGAAACGCGCCGAACACGGGAACAGGGCAAAGAAATATACCGTGGAGAAAAACATGCAGATAGGCATAGGCCGCTGGTATGCCGCATTGGAGGCCAACCGTCCGAAAACGGAGAAGGTCTATGACGAGTTCAACAATACCTACAAGGAAAAGACCTACAGCTATGAGGAACTTGTGGCCGATGACATTGCGGCAATCAGAGAGTACAACAATCAGAAACACCCTAATCAGAAGCTATATCCCGGAATGACGCGTTGGGACGTGCTTTGTGCCAACCAGAATCCGAACCTCGCCCCGTATGACAGGGCCATACTGGCACGCTATATCGGAGAGAGGTCCGAAACAAGCATCAGGCGTAACATGTACTGCACGGTAATGTATAACCAGTACGGGTTGCCGGATCCCAAACTGATTGAAAAGCTGGAGCCTCGCAATTACAATGTGGAAGCCTATTATTTGCCCGATATGGACGGAAAAATATCCGAGGTGTATATCTATCAGAACGGTAACTATATCGCAACCTGCGGGTTGATACAGCGTTACAACGAGGCTGACGCGGAAAAGACCGAGGATGATGTGAAGGCTTATACGGAACAGGCCAAATATGTGGCCCAGTTCGACAGGATGATGAAGGAGGAGAAGATAAAGAAAGTCGGCATTATCAGACCGGAAGAAAAGAGGGAGATTGAGCAGGCAGTTGCGAAGCCGGTGGAAGTACCGCAACAACCGGACGATGATTTTTCAGAATTCATGGATGTTGACCACTACAAGCAGAAAGGAAGAATAGCATTATAACGACATTAAAATAACATAAGAATGGAACTTACATCAGAAATAAAGAACAGGGTACTGGACGCTATCAGGACAGACAGAACCAATTATCCTTCAGACAACAAGCATGCCGTGGCTTTGGGCATTTCGGCAAGTGTATATAATAACCTGAAAAAAGGAGTTACCGACAAACAGGTCAGCGATGCGAACTGGATATGCATCGCACGTCGTCTGGGCGTGAAGCTGAAAGACGAGATGGAGTGGAAGGCTGCCGAAACACCGACATTCGCTTTTATAACGGAGCAGCTTGAGCGCTGCCAGCGGAGCGGTCTGAGTGCAATCCTGTGCGATATTCCCAATATCGGAAAGACGTTTACAGCAAGGGCATACGTGAAAAGCCACAAGAACGCCATTTATGTGGACTGTTCACAGGTAAAGAGCAAGCTGCGCCTGATACGGCACATAGCCAAGGAGTTCGGGGTGGACAGTAACGGACGATATCATACGGTTTACGAGAACCTTGTGTTTTATCTGCGCACGATAGAGAACCCGCTTATCATTTTGGACGAGGCAGGAGACCTGCAGTATGAGGCTTTTCTTGAACTGAAAGCCCTGTGGAATGCGACGGAACGGTGTTGTGCATGGTACATGATGGGTGCCGACGGTCTGAAGGAAAAGATAGACCGTGCCATCGAGGGAAAGAAGGTGGGCTATACCGAGATGCTTTCCAGATACGGAGATACGTTCAGCAAGGTAACGCCGGACGACGGTAAGGAACGTGCCAAGTTCCTGAAGGCTCAGGCTGCGATTGTGGCCAAGGTAAACGCTCCTACAGGAACGGACATCATGCAGCTTGTGAATCTGTCAGACGGTGGTTTGAGACGTCTATATACGGAAATTGAGAAACTTAAATCATAAAAATTATGGGACGTGCATATTCGCCTAAACAAGTCCAGTCCATGAATATTCCTTCTTTCCCCTTTGAAGGGGAATGGGAGAAGGCTTTCGGGCATCCGGATCGGACCGGGACTTGGATAATATGGGGTAACAGTGGGAACGGCAAGAGTTCATTCGTGATGCAGCTTGCCAAGTACCTTTGCCGGTTTGCCAAGGTTGCCTATGACAGCCTTGAGGAAAGCACAGGTCTTTCGTTGAAGAATTCCCTGGTAAGGCATAAGATGGAAGAAGTGAACAGGCGTTTTGTCATTCTTGACCGTGAATCCATGGAGGAGCTTTCGGAGCGTCTGTCAAAACGGAGAAGCCCGGAGATTGTCATTATAGACAGCTTCCAGTATTCCGGTCTGACATACGCCACCTACAAGGCCATGAAAGAAAAACATGCCAATAAGCTGCTGATTTTTATCAGCCACGCCGAGGGGATGAATCCTGAAGGACGTGCGGCAAAGAAGGTCGCTTACGATGCTGATGTGAAAATATTTGTCCAGGGCTTCCGGGCTATGTGCAAAGGACGTTTTATCACGGCTCCCGGAAACTATTATACGATATGGGAGGAAGGGGCCGCTAAATATTGGGCAGAAAAATGATGGAAGAACTAATTGAAGAAATGACTGAACAGGTAAAGTCGGCTGTGGAGAATTATTCCCTCCCGGACCAGTCTTATATTTTGAGTGAGATAGCCAGGGAACTATCCAAGGCCTCCAGTGAGAAACTTTTGGAAGAATACGGTTTTTTAAATGATAATGACAATGAGTAGAATTTTAAAGCAGTTGGAATTGGTTCCTCCTTCCTTTATGAGCAAAGGCAGGAACCGTGAGATGCTGGTAAGTCCGGGACATAAATGCGGTTACTGTCAGGGTAACGGCTGGTTTTGGGGAGAGGAGCATCATGAGAGTGTTAAGGTAAACTGTCCGGTATGTGGCGGCTCTGGACAGTTGGATGCGATAGTGACCGTCGATTGGAAACCGACAAGAAAGGAGGAATGATATGCTTGATACGTTAATTGTGGCCGTTGTGTTGTGCGTAGATACGTGTGGCCAAAGTCCATCGCAGGTTAGAATGCAAGGTATATTCCGGGAGGTGGGGATTGTCGGTCATGTGATAGGTTCTGTTCACTTAATGCAGGCAGAGGATAGGAGAGAGGGCAAACCCTATTGGCATTTGAAGGATACCTACATCATGCGTCCCAAAGAACTGAGAAAAATAAATGTGACACGTAACTAATAATGATTGATGATTATGAAAATGGAAAATGCTAAAACGACATTAAACCCGGAAACGGATAACCAGAAAAAACTTGCAGAACTGTCCCAGATGGTGGAAAAATTCTGCATTGACAATAATGTATCTGTTTATATGGCTGCGGCTATTAAGGAGGAAAAAGCAGATGGAAGTGATTTTGATTCTGTAACTTATTGTAACGGGAAAGCAGGTCTTATAACTCATGCCATAGCTCTTGCCATGAAAGAGAACGAGCAGCTTAGGTCTATGATTATTGGTTTAGCTCTTAAATTCCTAACGAAAGGAAGAGGGGCGGTTTTATTGGGTATTGAATCTTCAAACGAGATTAACTGATGAAAATAGGAGAGTTGTATCAGATAGGATTGCCGATAGACAGGCTGAGTAATGTCCTTGTAAACTGGAGCTGTTACGAACCCCGCCAGCGGTTCATCGTTTATCCGTCCGAAAAAACAGAGGACTGGGCGGTAATTGAGACCCGCCACATGGAATTTGCGGCGGCTGTCATCAAGGACGTTCCGGAAGCTAAAGTGAAAATATTGGATTACCCCGTTAAAGTAGTGAATATATGAGCAAGCAATATATAAGTATTATTTCGGTAAAGGTAAAAACCCCGTTAGGTTACAAACCACGTTCAATAACCTTTAAATTTGGCTATGTCAGTGATACCAATACTTCGGATTTTAGGAAAAAGACGATGGATGAGTATGAGGAATTTGTGAAAAAACAGTTGGAAGAGCAGAATCCGGGTGTACCGATTTCTGTAACATCGTCAATGGAAACGACACCTGTAGCAAGTATAAACGGGTATTTCAAAAATAAAAAGTGATGAATAGTCCCATTGATAACTATGCGGCGTTTTACGGTCTTTTGAACCGTCTGCCGACATCTGACCGTGAGGAGCTGAAGCGGAGCATCGTGCTTCAATATACGGACGGACGCACCGCAAGTCTCCACGAAATGTCCCGAAATGAATATTCTGCCGCTTTGGAGGGGATGCGCAAGTTGGTATTGCCGACAGAGCGTGAAAGGTTTATCCAGGAGCGCAGGAAAAGACGTTCCGCCGTGCTGCACCAGATGCAGCTTTTAGGCGTTGATACGGCAAACTGGGACAGAGTAAATTCTTTCTGCCGGGACAGCCGTATAGCTGGCAAGGAGTTCCGGGATTTGGATTGCGGGGAACTGGATGCCCTATTGAAAAAAATACGTGCCATAAGGCGCAAGGAAAAGAAATGATTATAACCACTTAATAAAAACGAACATGGATAAAAAAGAATTTTTGAACAGCCTTTCGGCTGATGAGCGCAAGGCATTGATTGCAGAAATGCAGCAACAGGAAAAGGAAGAGAAACAGAACAGACGTGACGCATACGAGGGTTTGCGCAGCCAGTTCATGATTGATGTATGGAGGCTGCTTCAGCCGTTGGTGGCCGATGTGAAAGCGTTTCGTGACCGTCTCGAGCAGGACAGTCGCGCTTTTCGTGACACGATGCGTGAATACGGGCAGTTGCGCAAGGGCGATGACCAGGCAAGCTACACCATCGTGGACGGAGATACCAAACTGGAGGTGCGGAGCAACAAGGTGAAGAGTTTTGACGAGCGTGCGGACATGGCGGCATCCCGTCTTGTGGACTACCTGAAGGTTTATGTTTCCAAAACGGAGAAAGGGGTGGACGATCCGATGTACCAGTTGGCCATGACATTGCTGGAACGCAACAAGCAGGGCGATCTGGACTACAAGTCCATCAGCAAACTTTACGAACTGGAACCCCGTTTCGATTCGGAATATAAGGACATCATGGATCTGTTCCGTGAAAGCAACGTGGTGTATAAGACGGCTGTAAACTATTATTTCTACCAACGTGATGAGAACGGCGTCTGGAGAAGGATAGAGCCTTCTTTCTGCCGGTTATAGTCCGGCTGTTTAACGTATTAACACAAAAGCCTGTATATCTGTGGTATGCAGGCTTTTTTAATTGCTTATTGTGTCTTATTTCATTATTTTTGTGGGAAAAAACGATATTTGTATGGCAAAAGGTCGCGACAAGGAACTGATAAGGAAACGCAATGAAGCCCTGTGCCGCCGTTATTATTTCTGGACGGAGGTGCAGGGGCTTCGTTTTGACCGTGCCCTGAAAATCCTTTCAGAGCAGGAATTCTTCATATCCGAGGAGCGTATCATGGCCATTATCCGGGAATGCAGCAAGACTGATCCCGACATACGGCCCGTACCGAAAGTGCGGGCTCCCCGTCTTACATACAGGCAGCTTGCCCTGTTCAGCGATGATGCAGGCTATCCTGTAGCGCAGATTCGTCGCGAAAGTTGAATTCAAATACAATCTCGTACACTTTGATATTTCCGGGTAGGGTGTAGTCCCTGCTTTTTATCCTCGCCATTTCGTCCATGAATCCGGAGAAGCGGTAGCCCTGAAGTGTTCTGTACAGTTTTCCTGCGAGTTCCATTCTTTCCCTTATCTTGTCAGTCGTTCCGCTTCCGATATGTGTGTCATGGTAGCAGTCTATTCCGAGACGTACGGTCAGTTGTATCTGACCGGCCTGTGTTCCCATGCCGATGTCTTTCCAGTCCGCCTCCGCATTCCCGATCAGGACGCAGGGGAATGTGACAGGGTAAAAGTCATCGTTTTCTGAATCCATGCCTTCCAGTTGTCCGTAATCCTCGTCGATGTAGGCTATTTCCGGCATTTCATTCTGTATTCTTTCCAGGATGCTGATGTAAAGTTCTTCCATATCCGTTTTATTTTAAGATGTTCCTTATTTCATTCTCAATCGTTTTCTCTATCCGGGCGTTCAAAGTTGCACTCTCCCCGATGAATTGTCTCTTGGGTATTTTGACCTTCAGCTTCTTTTTCTTTGTGAGTGCGAGCCTTTTCCACATCTCAGCCTGTGGAGAGGCTGTATTCTTGCGCCTGTTGCCCGTTTTTTTGCCCGTAGAGGGCTTCTTGCCTATGCCGGAGGTGTAATACATGGCCCAGGCAAACCTCCGCATTTTGGGCGTTACGGTCGGATGCGTTTCTCCCCCATAGTTGTGCATGGAGGCATAGGGGACATCATTTGCCACCCTGACATGATAGTCGGAAGGCATGTACTTGATAGAGCTGAAGAGATGGTTCCTCCGGCTGAGTAGTGGTCCGTAATTAGAAGCAGCCGATGTGTCCCCGCTTTGTTGCCTTTTTGTGGCAGGCCAACGTTGCAGTCTCTTGTTCACGAATCCTCCCTTTCTGAAATTGTCCTGGTAATGGTCTTTCGCCATCCGTCCGATTTTTACCGGGAGCCTATGTTTGGCCATATCATCCAGTTCCTTTGCTTTTTCCTTTATCAAGGTTGAAAACTCTTTTATATCCATATTGTTATTGTTATGTCAAATAAAAAACGTACTTTTGTGAAAACTCTCTTATTATGAACATACCTGAACAAGTAATCAATGAGGCGCAGCACCTTATCAATGAGTACGGTCGCCACTTCAAGTACCTCGGCAATCACGAGGGACAGGAGGCATGGCTGTTTGTCTTTCCGGATGATGCTACTGTCGGTTTCCCGTTTTTATACTTGTTTAAAGACGGTGAAGCGATGGAAATAACCGGGTTGCATGTATTTGATTTCATTGACTTATATGTCAAAGATGTCGAAGAACCCGATATCGAATAGCTTGTTGTCTATTCTCATAAGCCCTCTGCAACTGTGTGAATTGGGAGCTCCGATGTCGCATAGGTATTTGACATCCTTCCATTCCATCCCTGAACCTTTTGAGTTGTCGCTTTGCGGCTCTATATAACGCAGTTCCCCGTTGGCAAACCGTTGCAGGATGGTAGCGTGACCGCCTCCGTTTTTCCACCCTATGCACAACTCGTAAACTCCTTCCTCTTTGCAGACTTCGTTGAAATATTCCCAGTATCTTTTGGGAGTCATTTTCAAATATCCTTTTGTAAGAAGCCAGTCGTTTATGCTGATGTGTTTTGCCGGTGTTCCGTCTATGTTTTTCCATATCTCGAAAGCACGTCCTTTGCTTAAGTATTCCAGTTTTGATCCTGGAATATTTCCCTTTGCCGTAATGTCGAACCCTTTTAGGCGTAAGGCATAGGCAGGCGCACAGGTCTGACAGTTGATATTGTACGGCTTGTGCTTTTTTTCGTCATAGTCTGCGTTCTTTCTATATCTTCTACCACCTTTGTCATAGAATATGCCGTTGGGGTCTAATACAAATTCATCCGCATGTTTCGGGTTGGCGTTCTGTTTGTCCGCTTCTTCCACGCTCATGGGCTTTCCTTTTTTAATCCCAAGGGCCTTTTCCAGTTCGAGATTGTTTACCGCGATGGCTTTCTTTTCTTCATAAGTCAGGTTGTCCGGCATCTCGTCTATCATTTCATTGATCCGTTCCGTAAGTCTGTCAACTGCCTTTTTTGCCCCGGCATGTGCTTCCGACTGATACGGGTGCTTGTCGGAGAACAGTTTTGCGTCCTTTCCCGGGTTGTTCTCCAGTCCGGCTTGCGGTTTGCTTGCCGGATCTGATTCCGGAAGCTGTGTCGGTTCTTCGTCCGTGGATGACAGGCTGCATTTGCAGTTCCAACGGTCTCCGGGCCGGTGTTCGTTCCAGAAGGCATCTTCTATGGGGCGTATCGTTCCCCAGAAGAGCCTGTGGTCCGCTCCGGGATGCAGCGATGTCGAAGGCATCCATTTCAGGTTCGGAAGGATGTCCTTTTCCCTTTCAAACTGTTTCCAGTCGGCGGCCTGGTGTGCCCGGATTACCGCCGTGTCGTATTCCGTCTGCAGCCACTGGTAAACCTGGTGGTCGGCTATGGGCATCGCTTCCCTTGCCCACTGTTCAAACGGTTTTAGAATGCCGTTTGAATCCAGTAATAACGCGGCCATGTCATTCTGCATCCGGTGTACCTTGAATGCGGCAAACACGGCGTTGTTCGTCTGCAGTTTCCGGTAGAAATCATAGTCCGGGTCGTCAGGTTCCCTTTCCCCGAACCCTTTGTCCGTGGCTATGTCCAGTTTGTTCCATACGGCAAGGAACATGTCAAGTTCTATGTCCGTCATAGGATGGAAGTCCTTTTCATATATGTGCTTTATGAATGCTTCCAGTACCGGCTTGTCGAATGTGAAATCGGAGGATGCCTCTTTTCCGGAATCCCGGTAAAGCGTGTCCACTACCATTTTAAAGCTGCCCCGTCTTGTTCCGGGGCGTGGACGAAAAAACTTTTCAGCCATGCCATGAAGTCCCTTTTCTGCCTTGCTGTGGGTTCTTCGGTTTCCTTTCCCGGTTTTTTTTCGGTTTTTGGCTCTTTGGGTTCCACCGGAGTGGGTACAACCGGTGTTTGTATCTTTTGATTGGTCTCCGCTTTAAGCAGCTTATAGTCCTTCGGTTTTTCCACGCCGAATTTCTCATACAGGTAATCATCGCTTATGGGCAGGCCGAAATCCTTTTTTAATCGGGATAAGACATTTATTTCCGTGTTAAGGTCCGTCTCTTTCTGTTCGGGGAAACAGAATGTTCCTCCGGTGGTATCCACTCCCATAGACAGGAAAATGTCGGTCATGTCATAGTTCAACACGTCCAGAACGTATCGGCAATCCGCCTTGACCAGTTTGTCCTCCACTTTTTTGTGTACCGTTCCGAGTGCCTGCGTTCCGGTTCTGGATGCCTCGGTGGTTAGCGTGTTTCCCAGTATCAGTTTGGATATTTCACTGTTGCACCGTTCACAGAGCTTGTCGTACAGGTCTGCTGAACCGCTTTTGTTCCCGGCTTCTCTGAGATTCAGTTCCGTGTCCTTTCCGTGTATGAATACGCCCAAAGACCCGATACCGGTCGCGTCCTCTATGGCACGTTGCCGGGCTTCGTCATCGTCTGTCTCGTAGGTGTATTCCTGTATGGGCATACCGAACACTTCGGCAAACTGTGCCCAGTCTGCAACGTCATTGCGTTTGTATATGACCCACGGCGCCGCCTTGGCCAAAAGTCCCATATCGTCCTTGTCCCCGACAAAGAGAAGGTCGGGATATTCTTCCCAGGATGTTCCTGCGATGTCCGTCTGGTGGCGCAGTATCAGCCTTCGTATCGGGTCCGCATGTTTACGTGGGATAAGGTCATAGTTGATCCATTCCCCTTCCCGGTAGAACTGCATGAGTGAGAACCCCCACCATCTGGCGGCCAGGATGTCCTCGATGCACCTGCGGAACCAGGGGGACTGGAGCTGTTCGTTGATGCGGTCGTCCGGCTTTCCACCCCGTTGGAATTCGATGTCAAGCGAGAGTACGGCCTGGACCCTTTTGTCTATGACACTGGAGAGGTGGGTATCCATGAGGATGTCACTATATAAGTCATAGAGTTTATAGCGGCGCGAATAATCCACGTTTTCGAATGCGTGTATGGCCGTTACCATGTCGGCAATGTCGATGCCGAATCTTTTGGGCTGTGTCAGTACGATTGTCTGTGTGCCCGTCTGCCCCGGACGGCGGAGGTTTCCCCCGATGCTGATACGTCCGGCGTTCTTTTTTCTTCTTCCCATAATTTAAAAATAGTTTGAGCGTTTTCGGTTGCTTTTGACTATGAATCCGGAACGTGTCCGGCGTTCCTCCTGCGGGAGCAGCGGTGCCCCGTCTATGCTGATTTTTCCGTCTGCCACGGCCTCCAGCCACTCCTTGGCCCTGTCATACCTGTCTTTCCGTATGTCGGAGATGTTCCGCGGGTTGTGTATGCAGAAAATGTGGTACACGGTTATATCCACGGCCATCATCAGTACAAGCTGGTTACGCTCGTTCCCTGTGGCTGAAAACAGCCTGTCGCAGTCGTAGCGCCGTGACAGGTATCCCCTCATTTCTGCTATGGTGCGGTCCTCGCATATTTCCACGATGGACTCGTCCGCTCTCGTCAGTGCGTCCAGTATTTCCCTGTGGATACTGGCGTCGTAGTCCTTCAGTTCTATAAATTGGCTCATTGTCTGTATTTGTTGTTTTTGCGCAGCACTTTCCGGGAAATCTTCTTGGCCGGTTCCATGTCGCGCAGTTTCTTGTCTATGATACGGTTCCCACCTTCCACGCAGTCCGGTCCGTCTGCCGGGAAGGTCAGTGAGAGGTTGAACAGCTTGAACTGTTCCGCCAGGCGTTTCATGTGCGGGTTGTTCCGTTCCGCCTCGTTTAGGATGAGGTTTCCTTCCCGGTTCATCGGTTCGAGGTTCGCCTCTATACGTGTCGCCTTGTCCGTTTTCTTTTCCTCGTCACCTTTGATGTAGAGTTCCACTCCCTGTTCCCTTCGTACTTTTCTGACCAGAGGCTGGAATACCTGTTGGAAAAACGGATCCTGCAGCTTGTTGTTCTCCATGTAGCAGTACACGGGGACACGTCCTCCCACGAAGTCCAGCAGTTTCACGTACCAGTCGATGAACTCGGCGTTCAGTCCCCGGTCAAGGAATGCCTTGATGACATACAGTATGCCTCCGATTTTTCCGAGCAGGCAGGTCGTTTTTGTGGAACTTTTCCTGTTCTTGTTTTCTCCGGGAGCCGGGTCGCCGTATATGACCAGGAACTTGAATTTGGACAGTGCCGGAACCTTTCCGAAAACGATTTCCTTGAACACCTCCCCGTCAGCCACGGGGTTATTGAAAAACTCCTTCTGTGCGGCTGACGCTGTTACCATGGACAGGAACAGGTCAATATCCTCTTCGGAATTCTTTTCCGGCCATGACGATATGCCGTTCTTGTCCCTGATATTGATGACATCCACATGCCCGATGCCTTTTGCTTTCAGTTCTCCGGCTTTTTCTATGGCTCTTGTGATGCAACAGTCCGGTGCGATGATGTTTCCGTTGAAGAGCACCCTGTAATGTCCCGATACGGACATGGTGGGGATGAGGGCTTCTTCAATCCATTTCCATTTGGCTTTGATGCGTTCCGGGTTTCGGCATTCCTCGTCGGTATCTATATCGTCAATCAGGATGCAGTCCGGACGGAAGTTCTTGTTGCGTGTACCACGCGGCGACTGCCCCGCACCGATGGCCCTGAAAGAACACCCGCACTGGCAGGTGAATTCCCCGGTCTCCCATGATCCCGGTTTCTTCTGCGGACCGTAATCCTGTATGATGCGCTGGTTTTCCTCCATGTTTGCCATGAACGGCAATAACAGTCGCTGCGCGTTATCCCCCGAATTGGAGATGAGCAGTACATTGCGCACCCGACGGGTCAGTGCCAGTTTGATGATTTCCATCATGGCGCGTGCGGACTTGGCCAGCTCGCGCGACCATGCCCTGACCTCGTACCATCTGTCGTGCGACATGAAGCGTTTTGTTGCCCTTTTATGGAATATTGCGGGTTCGCACGTGTAATACTGTGCGAAGTAGTAACGGAACCAAGCCTCGTCGTCCGTTTCCAGCCGCTTCTTCCGGGTCTCTATCTCTGCGGTCGAGTCTGCAGGGTTTATATCCGAGCTTTCCCGTATGGAAGCCACCAGTTCGTTCCACCCTTCCAGCGCGAGCCTGTCCTGCGGGGTAAGTCTTTTCTTTGCCATAGGTCATGCAAGTTTTGATTTTACATAGGCGTCCAGTACGGGACATATCTGCTTTGCCTGTTCCGTGTCGTAGGTGCGCAGCCATTTGAGCAGGTCTGAGAACACGGACGTGATGTCCGCAAGTCCGACTTCCGTCTCCATCTTCTTGATTGCGTTGGCCAGTTTTGAAATCGTGTCCGCTTCTTTTACGTTCGCAAATCTTTCTCCTGGTTCCCTTTCCGCAATCTTGTCGTTGAGTTCGGCCAGTTGGCGGTACAGGCTTTTAAGCTGTTCCTCCTTTGTAATCGTGACCGATACCTTCAGATGCTCCCAGTTTTCCGTGTTTATCCATTTGTTTACCGTTACCCTGGAAACCCCGACACGCTCGGCTATTTCAGCCTGTGTGAGGTTTTCCTTTACGAAGAGCAGCTTGGCCCATTCCTTTCTCTGTTCGTTTGTCATTTTGTCTGCCATAGCATATTCTTTTTTGATACAAAGGTGGCTGAAAAACGGCGGTAGTAAAAATTTGCGCCGCATGATACAACTTTATGACGGCATGATGGCGGTATAAGATTGTACCATGAAATCCGGATTTGCGCACTCCCTTAAATACCCTCATTTTTGCACCGTAAACGCGGCGGGGTACCGCCCTAATTGAGGTAATGGATGAACAAGTTTTTTAATATGATACCCGGTGAGGATGCGTGGTGCATCCTGCTTTACGGTGACATCGGTGAATACAGCGATGTCACGGCAGCAGGCATTGCGCGTGAGCTCATCGAGGCGGAGTCTTCAGGTAAGAGGATTGATGTAAGGATTAACAGCAACGGTGGTGATGTCTATACGGGCATCGCCATCTTTAACGCGCTAAGGAACAGCAAGGCCGACATTCATATTTACGTGGACGGCATCGCGGCAAGCATGGCGTCGGTGATAGCCCTTTGCGGCAAGCCCGTGGAGATGAGCAAATATGCCCGCCTGATGCTTCACAGCGTTTCCGGAGGATGTTACGGGAACAAGACGGAACTCCGTCGCTGCCTGGAAGAGGTGGAGGCGTTGGAAGATACGCTTTGCCGGATGTATGCCCCTAAGCTGGGCATAGGTGAGGACGAGATCCGTGCCCGGTATTTCGATGACACCGACCACTGGCTGAAGGCTGACGAAGCCCTTTCCCTGGGATTTATCGACGGCATTTATGATGCAGACCCTGTTCCGGAGGGCAGTACCCCCGAACAGGTTTACCGAATATTCAATAACCGGCTTGAACAGCCACTAAATGACAATCAAATGAATCTGGAAGAAGTAAAGAAACGACCGCGCTTCAAGGATTGCGCGAGCGATGCGGATGTGTTCCGCGTGATGGATTCCTTGGAAGCGGAAGCCGCTAAGGTTCCCAGCCTGACCGAGGAGGTGGAAGAGTTGAAGAAGAAGAACAAGGCTTTCGAGGACAAGGCCAGGGAAGAGGACGAGGCGGCGAAGAAGAAACTGCTGGATGACGCGCAGAATGACGGCCGTATCGATGCGACCACCCGTCCCGTTTATGAGAACCTGCTGAACTCGGACCGTGAGAACGGTGAAAAGGCATTGCAGAGCCTGAAACCGAAGAAAAGAGTGACAACCGACCTGCGTGTGGATCCGGGCAATGAAAGCCCCTGGGACAGACGCATGAATGAAATCAAGAACAAACTTAACAGATAAGAAGAATGGCAATAGTAGTAAAGAACACCAATTACAATGGCGAGGTACTGGAGCAGATCCTTACTCTTGCCGCTACCGGCAATGAGATTGTGGAAAAAGGGCTGATCATGGTCATTCCCGGTGTGGAGAAGAAAATCAGCCTGCCCCGAATGAAATCCGGGAAAATGCTTCAGAAGCGTAAGGAGAACCCTCAGCTGGAAGATTCCAAGGGCAATTTCAATTATGACGAAAAGAGCCTCGATCCGAAAGACTTCATGGCGTTTACCGTGTTCAATCCCCGTGCTTTTGAACAGGTATGGAGAAAGTGGCAGCCGAAAGGCAATCTTGTGTTTGCGGAGCTTCCCCCTGAAGGGCAGAATGCCTTGTTGTCCGAACTGATCAAGCAGGTGAAGTTCGAGTTGGGCGAGCATTATGTCAACGGTGAATACGGCAGTGATGACGACCATCTGATGAACGGTATTCTTACCCAGATGGCGAAAGATACGGAAGTTATTATCGTTTCCGGCAAGCCTTCCACCATGCTGGACAAGCTGAAGGCTGTACGCAAGGCCATACCGAAAGCCATCCGTAACAACCCGAACCTGCGCATCATCATGAGTATAGACGATTTTGACAAGTACGATGATGAACTGACGGAACGCGAGGCCAAGAACGCGAGCGAAACCGATGTGAACAGCAAGCGTTACAAGGGCATTACCATTGAAACACTTGCGGCATGGCCGGATGACCTTATTGTGGCCACCCTTTGTTCTATGGGACCGGACGGCAATTTCTTTGCGGCGGTCAACCTGCAGGATGATGAGGATGTCATCCAGATAGACAAGATTTCCAATGCGAGCGAGTTGTATTTCTTCAAGTTGCTGATGAAGGCTGACACCAATATCGCTTTCGGAGAGGAGACTGTCGTGCTGGATACCCGTGAGGATCCGGTTTTCGCCGTAGAGGAAAAGACCATTTCCATAAGCCCCACCAGTATGACCTTCGAGTCAACCGGCGGCAGCCAGAAGGCGACGGTAACCGCTTCGGGCGAATGGAAGGCGAGTGCGGCCCCTGCCGGTTTCAAAGTGGTGGAGACGGATAAGGATCTGACCGTTACCGCCGACCCGAATACGACACAGCAGGACAAGACCGGAACGATTACCGTAACGCTTGATTCGGATCCGGGAAAGACTGCCAAACTCAGTCTGACTGTAAAGAAGCAGGGAGGAGGTGCGTAATGGCTGTGCTTAAATATCTTGCGGTGCATTGTACCGCCACCCCTGAAGGCAGGGAGGTATCCGGTGACGAAATACGTCACTGGCATACCGACCCGGTATCAAAAGGCGGTCGCGGATGGAAACAGGTCGGATATACCGATATGGTACATCTTGACGGAAAGATAGAGAGGCTTGTGGATAATAATGAGGACTCGAATGTGGATCCGTGGGAAATAACCAACGGTGTTGCCGGTAAAAATTCCGTATCCCGTCATATAGTTTATGTCGGTGGAGTTGAAAGGGATGGGAAAACCCCTAAGGATACCAGGACACCGCAACAGTTAAAGGCAATGGAGGAATATGTGAAGGATTTCCACCGCCGTTTTCCTTCGGTCCGTATTGTGGGGCATAACGAACTGGCGGCAAAGGCCTGCCCCAGTTTTAACGTGCAGGAATGGCTCAGACAGATAGGTATAAACCAATAAATTAGAAAAACAGATGAAACGATTACTTTTATTTTTTGTGCTGACGCTCGGATTTGTGTCAGCCTCTTTTGCCCAGACGGGTACTGCACCCGATGTGGATTATGACAGCATGATTGCGACTTTCGCAGGTTTTGTCGGCGGTATCGTATTGCTGACCGAAGGCATCAAGTCCCTTTTCCCTAAAATGGACGGTCTGGCCACCCAGGTTGTGAGCTGGCTTGTCGGTATTGTTTGTGCGATGTTGCTCTGGTGGCTTGATGCCGGTTTTGTAGCGGATGTGGACTGGTATATCGCCCTTCTTTACGGCTTGGGAACCTCCCTTGTGGCAAACGGTGTGGCCGATACAGGTTTTGTCCAGTGGATAATCGGTCTGATTGTGAAGAAGGACAGTGAGGGATAAGTAATTGTGAGAGGGCAGAGCCATGATGGATAATATAACAACATTTCTTCAATGGCTTGTCCCGGTTCTGGGTACCGCCATCGTATGGCTCACCAACCGCACGTTGCGGAATACCCGGACGGTTAAGGAGGTACATGATACCTACAAGACCATGTATGAAGACCAACAGAAAACATTAATAGAACTGCAGAATGAAAATGGAAACCTTTATCAGGAAGTGTCGCGTCTCAAGCAGGTTGTCCTCCGCGCTTCTGTGTGCCGTTATTGGGCTGTATGCCCTTTGCGCCCAGAGCTGCAGGACACAAAAGGAAACGTCCGTGGAAAAGCGGACCGAAAGCCTGCAGGACAGCCTACTATCCGAAATCCGGGTAGTGAAGCCGGTGACGGTTCCCCCGTCGGAAGTGGGTTTGGAAATACCTGTGGAAAACCTCCTTAAACTCCCGCCTTCCGCTTCCTACACGAAGAGAAGCGGACAGGCCAGCGTGAGTGTTTCCCGGCAAGGGGACACGGTATATATCGATGCCGGCTGCGACAGTCTCCGCATGCTCGTCGAATATTATGAGCGTGAACTGACCAGGATACGCAGTCAGACCGGCATTCGGGAGCAGGAGAATGAGAGCCGTTCGGTCGGTTTTCGGACGGCATTCAAATACGTCTTTTCCGGTTTTCTCGCCGGGATAATCATAACAGTAATCATATACAAAAGAAGAAAATAGAATGGAATTTGCTTATGGACTTGCCGAGGTTCTTCTGGATGATGAACGTATCGGCTATATAGAAAAAGGTTCGTTTGACTTGGGAGGCAAGAAGCCGGAAGTCACGGACATCAATGCCGAACAGGTGCCGGATGCCCCTGTACTGGTCATTCCGCAAAGTAACGGAACCATAGCCCCGACATTCAACATGATCCAGTTGAATTATAAGAACATGAAAAGGCTGTTGGGCGGTGAAATCGTGGAGACCGGGGAGGAACCGAGCAAGAAGGTTGTCGGTTGGAAGGCTCCGACCTCCCTGGTCAGCCTTGAGGGAAAATGGACCATCAAATTTGCATCAGGTCAGGTGCTGAATATTCCACGTGCGATGATCCTTGCCAATCTCGGAGGTAAACTGACCCTGACGGAGACCTCCAAGATTGAATGCGAGTTGCGCGTCATGAAGCCTTTGACGGAAGGCGACTCATCCCCATACGGTATGAGTGACGAGGGGGCACTGGATACGTTGGCCGCAAAGAAAGCCACGGGAAAAGAGACAGCTTCCGTTTCCGGAAACTCAAAATAGCGCCTTATGGACAGGAATATACAGGTGGAGGCATCCGAGGCCCTTATGGATGTGGGTGTCTCCATTCCTTTTTTCGCGTTCCGTTTGCCGTTCAGGGAGAAGCCCCTGTTTTCGGTGCGTCTGGTCATGAAACGTCCCACACTTCTGAGCCTCATACGCATTTCCCGGATCTATCTGAAGCTCGGGTGTACCTATAAGGATATGAAGAAGTTTGATACGCACCGCCAGTTGGAGTTTATGGCAGAGCACGGAACGAAGATAGCAAAGATGGTTTCGCTTACCGTCTTGCGCGGCAGCGTCAGCGGTTATTTGTTTGCCGACGTGTTGAAGTGGCTGATATTGTGGTTTACCCCATACCGTTATCTGTGGGCCGCCAATCTTCAGTTCATGACGCTTTTGGGAACGAAGCCTTTTATGAATACTATCAGATCGGTAGAGATTGCGAATCCGCTGAAACCGAGACTGAGCCAAAAGGGAAAGGGGAGTTAAGGACTGTCTATGAACATTCCCATAGCCTCTTTGGATATATCTGGCAGATAGCAGCCTCTACCGGGTGGAGTCTGGAATATATTCTTAACGGAGTAAACTATCAGACTTTGCTCGTTATGCTTGCGGATGCCCCGCGTTATGTCCGTAAGAAGGACAGGCCGGAACTGTCGGAAGAAGAACAGATGATACAATATTATCAAAGTCAAATGAAATGAAGCCCGTAGAAATAGAATTCCTGATAAAGAACCTGACGAAGAAATCCCTTGACGAGATTTCTTCAGATGTCGGCCGTGTGGGAAAGGACGGGAAGGAAAGTGCCGGTACGGTTTCCACGGAGTTCCAGAAGCTGCAGCAGCAGTCCCGGGTACTGAAGGACGTGATATCCGGTCTTGAGGCGAAAGTCTCCGAACTGCGTGCGATGGAAGCGGGCGGTCCGGATATGGACCAGAAGGATAATATCGCATCCATTGAGGCTCTGGAGGCAAAAATAAAGGAGCTTCAGCTTCAACTGAAACAGCTTGAGGAAACGGCAGAATCCGTAAAGGTCGTACCTCCTGAAATGCAGCAGGCCAAATCACAGTATAACGGCCTTCACATGAGCATCCAGCAGATAGCCCGTGAGATGCCGTCTCTGGCAATGGGACCGCAGATGTTCTTCCTGGCAATCAGCAACAATCTGCCCGTTTTTACGGACGAGCTTGCCAGAGCCAGGAAGGAATATGACGAGCTGGTCAAGGCGGGCAAGAAAGGAACCCCGGTATGGAAGCAGGTCCTCGGCTCGCTTTTTTCATGGCAGACGGCGCTGACGACGGGTATCATGCTGCTGGTCATGTATGGCGACGAAATCATAGACTGGACGAAGAGCCTGTTCGGTGCCAAGAACGGAGTTGATGCCCTTACCAAAGCCATGCAGGAAAAGAACGAGGTCGAGAAAGAGGCTCATGCGATTTCCATCCGTACCCGTACCGAACTGGACAATACGCTGCGTGAGATAAAGGATTTTACCGGAACAAAGGAACAGGAGAAGGCTAAGGTTGACGAACTGAATCAAAAATACGGTGATGCGTTCGGTACTTATAAGACCTTGTCCGAATGGTATGATGTGCTTATTCAGAAAGGGAATGCCTATGTAAGTTCTCTTTTCATGCAGGCCAAGGCCCAGTCCTATATTCAAAAGGCCGTTGAAGCAGACGAGAAAGCCAACGACATCCGCAGCAAAGGCAAGGAGGAGTACCGCCCGTTTTGGGGAGCCGGAGGCAAGGCTTACATGTTTTTTGGCGGCGGCAACAAGAACCAGTACGGAAGTGACCCGGCAGAGGTCGCATTTGAAAATGCCATAAAGGAGGCGGAAGACCGGAAACAGTTTTACCTGGATCAGGCCGAATGGTTCCAGAAAGAATACTCCCGTATAATCAAGGAATCCGGACTGTCCGATTACAGGCCCATTGTGCCGGATCCGGATAAAAAGGGCAGGAAGGAACATGTGCTCGGCCAGCGACAGCTTGATGACGAGCTGCAGGAGCTGCGCCGCCGGAACGAACAGGAGGATATAAACCTGCTGAAGGACGGTTCGGAAAAGCGCATAGCCCAGATACGTTTGAATTACAGGAATGAGATAGACGAACTGAAGGTGCAGGAGAAGCGGTGGCGGGACGCCCAGAAAGGCAGGCTTACCGGGGAGCAGAGCGCGGCGCTTAAGGACGCATACGCCCTTGCGGATGACAAGATGAAGGCCGGGGTGCGTGAAGTGGAACAGGAAGAGGTCGAAAAAGGACGAAAAAAGCTGAATGCCCTGCTGGACGAATACAGGACGTTTGACCAGAAGCGGCGTGATATTGATGAACGTTACAAGGAAGATATGGATGTTTTCAATTCCGAACTGGCGCGTCTCCAGACGGACGGTTCGGACACATCCGAGGTGGAGGCGTCCATATCGGCCAGGACGGAGCGTTATAAAAGTGAGATAAAATCACTGGAGGGGGATATTCTCCGTTCCTCTGATTTTTATAACAGGCTGTTTGCCGATGCCTCGGAAAAAGGCTATAAGGTTCTGAAAGACTTCTATTCACAGGCCCGGTCCACTCTTGACAACGCCATGATAGCCGGTGACGGTGTAACGCTCTCTGTTCCGGCCAAGGACGGAAACGGAAATTTTGTCAAGAAACAGGTAACCGTTACCGTGGCCGAGTTTGAACGCATGCAGAAGAGGGTCAAGGCAATACAGAAGGACCTGGAAAAAGAAAACCCTTTCAAGGCATTCCAGACTTCGTTCAGCGAACTGATTTCCGCCGTGAAGCAGGACGGTGATGTTTCCGGTGCCTTGAAGAAACTGAATGCAAACGGAAAGGAACTGACTTCCACGATCCAAGGGTGGGGAGATTCTCTCGGCAGCGTGTTCGGAGAGAGGTTTTCCCGCTCCATCGGCGAAATCATGACCCTTGTGGACGGTGTCATGGACATGGGTACCGGTATAGGGGAGCTTTTTTCCGGAAACATAGTCGGTGGTATAAGCGGCATTATCGGCGGTCTTTCCTCTGTCATTTCCATGTTTACGAGCTGGAAGGAGAAGATGGAGGAGATGAAGCGTGAGTGGTATATAGCCGAGATAGAGACGAACCGTGCCATCCGTGAGCGTAATGAGGAATTGGCGGTCAACCGGGACACGATACAGGATATTATCCAGGACCAGGAAACGCTGAACTGGCTTGTGGAGAACGGCTATTCCAAACCGGCCAGCGTTTCTGTCTGGGAAGCCCAGTCCTCAGCCCTTGAGGAGTACAAGAAAAACCTTGACGCGGAGATGAGGGCCAATGATGCCCTGTGGAACAGCCTGCAGAACAGTGATGCCCATTGGGAGTGGGGAAACTCCATGAACGGAGGATCCGTGACACATAGTCTCCGCGGTATGAGCGCCGAGCAGATAGAACTGTATTACAACCAGAACAAACTGTCGGATGCGGCCCGTGACTATTACGAGGCATGGGTGGAAAGCGGCAAGACCATAGACGAACTGAAACAGAAGATAGAGGAGACGTATGCGTCCCTTCAGGAAATGGTCATGGGCACTTCCTTTGACGGATTCCTGGAAAATGTAAAATCCGCTCTTGCCTCTGCCAAAGGCGATGTGAGCAGTTTCGCGGATTTCACGGAGGAAACGATAGCGGAGGCCCTTCTTAACTCCTTCATGTATAAGGACCTTGCAAAGGCCATTGAGCCGCTTTATAACGAATTGTCCGAGCACATGATAGACGGGACGGCTGACAAGACTTATCTGGAAAACTGGAAAAGCCGTTTTCAGCAGGCGATGGAGGCCGCTAATGCCAGACTTGACGAGATTGCAGAAACCACCGGGATAGACATTTATGCGGGTGGTGGAGGCACCACACAGACGGGACGTTCCGGTGGTTTTGAAGCCATGACGCAGGAACAGGGGACCAAACTGGAAGGGCTTTTCACGTCCGGCCAGATTCATTGGGCCTCAATGGACGAGAGCCTGGAGGATGTTTCCGAGAATATGGGCAGTGCGGTTGACAGCCTGAAGCGTATCGAGGAGAATACAGAGTATTGCAGGCATCTGGAAGGGATGTCCGAGGATATAAAGAGGATTGTTCGTGACGGTATAAAAGTAAAGTGATTATGGGAAATATAATGGGAGGACAGGTATATATAAATGATGTGGATATATGGGAAGAGTACGGAGCTTTTCTTTATGAGGAACGTAAGGGCGGGCGTGAGAATCTGAAGTCCCTTCTTGCCCCTTCCAAGGCGAAGAAGAATGTGGCCGTCAGTGCTTCCGAGAATAACGGGGAATCCTATTCCTCAGTACTTCTGGGAACCAGTGAGGCCCGTGACGTCACCCTTCATTTTGCCATATATGCCGATACAAAGGCGGAATTCCTGAAACGTTATTCCGCTTTTCTTTCCATGCTTAAGAAAGGTGATGGGGGTTGGCTCGATTTCCGTTTCCCTTATCTGGAGATGGAGTTGAGGATGTTTTACCTGGAATGCACGGACTATTCCCCTTTGACCTATTTGTGGAAGGAGGGGAAGCAGGCTTCGCATTTCAAGATAAAGTTCCGGGAGCCTGTCCCTACTTTCTAACGGTGTTCTAATGATATTATAATAACAGTAAATATTGACGTTATGAGGATTGAAAAAGATAAGATCAAGCATTTTTCCGTATGCTTTCTGGTCTCTTTGGCCGGAGGGATTTATGGTGTTCTTTTTGCGGCGGGCCTTTCTTTCGGTAAGGAAGAGGGAGACCGTATGGCTCAGGGCAACCATTGGTGCTGGTATGACTTGTTGGCCGATACGCTTGGAGTCTGTTTCGGTTATGGTTTGAACTTTTTAATACGTGAATTGTGCTTCTGACATTATATGACAGCAATAAGGAAAAGAAGGCAATTCTGGCACCGTCTGACAGCAGCGTGCAGGACAAGGCATTGCAGAGCGACAACGTTTTGTCCCTCTCTTTCTCCCATTATGACTGCATAGTCCTTGAAGTGAACGATTATGTCGAGTTCCTTGGGGAGCGCTATTGGGTTGCTGAGCGTTACTGTCCGAAACAGAAGTCTGCCAGGGAATGGGTGTACGATGTGAAGCTGTACGGAATAGAAAGCCTGATAAAGCGTTTCCTCGTAATTAAGAGTACGGACGGCGACAATGATGTGGAGTTCACCCTAACCGCCCCTGCCTCCGAACAGGTGGCGCTTATCGTGCGTGCCATCAATGACGGCATGGGTACGTCGGACTGGAAGGTCGGTACGGTGGTCGCGACAGAAAACCTTGTGGTGGATTATGAGGGAACCTATTGCGACGAGGGGTTGAAAAAGGTTGCGGAACTTGCAGAGACGGAATACTGGATTGAAGGCACTACTGTCAATGTCTGCCGTTGCGAGCACGGCGAGGAGCTTACCCTGGCCTATGGCCGCGGAATTACTGGACTGGAAAGGGGCACGGCTGACAATGTGAAGTTTTATACCCGACTGTTCCCTTTGGGAAGTACTAGGAACATCGATCCGGACAAATATGGGTACAGCCGTCTGCAGCTTCCTTCCGGCAAGAAATATGTCGATATAAACACGGACAAATACGGTATCATACACCATTATGAGAGTGCCGCATTTGAGAAGATATTTCCCCGCCGTACCGGTACGGTCAGTTCAGTGCGCAGCCGTGAGGTAAAGGATGAAAACGGGAAACCTTATACAATCTATTACTTTACGGACAATACGCAGACCTTTGATCCGAACGATTATGAACTTCCCGGAAAGACCAAGACGGTTTCATTCCAGGACGGGGAACTTGACGGACGTGACTTCGAGGTCAATTACGACAGCCGTACACGTGAGTTCGAGATTATTACCACATGGCCTTATTCAGATGACACGCAGGTTCCGGGTGGTCTGTTGATTCCGAAGCCGGGAGACCATTATATCCTTTGGAACATACGCATGCCGGATGAATATTATGCCCTGGCCGAGCAGGAATATGAACAGGCCGTTTCTGAATATAACAGGAAACATGGCATAGACACGTCCGTATATAAATGCCCGACAGATCATGTCTATGTGGAGGATCATGACCTTGCTTTTTCAATCGGCCTTCGTGTCCGTCTTGAAAGTCCGGAGTTTTTCCCGGAGTCAGGCTACCGCAGCAGTCGCATTACGAAAATAACCCGTAAGGTAACCCTTCCTTCGCAGATGGACCTGGAAATAAGCGATGCCGTATCCGTGGGAACGATGGATAAGATGGAGGACAGCATTACCGGCGTAAAGAACTATACAAAGGTTGCGGTTGGCAATTTCCCGGATATAATACGGAGTTGGGATAACACCTATCCGACCGACAGCAATGTCTTTTCAGCCCGGCGTGCATTGAAGGAGTCCATAAGCAAACAGCACCAGGATACGGCAAAGGAAAAGATAACCTTTCTGAAGGGAATCGACCTGGGCACGTTCAAGTCCGGGGAATCCGGCGGTTCGGTGGACGAAGAAGGCAATGCGGAATTCCTTACCGCTGTTATCCGGGATTTGGTCAGGTCCACGAAATTCGTTGACGGAATGACAGGGGAAGGACTCCAGTTGTGGATAGACAGGATTACCGGACTGACAAACCTTACCATAGACAAGGCTACCATCAGGCAGTCCCTTGTGGCCCTGGAACTGCTTATCGAGAAAGTCAGAAGCGTAGGCGGGCAGCTTGTCGTATCGGCGGCCAATGGAAAGATAAAGAATGTGGTCCGTCAGGGTAACGACTACAGGATTACATTCGAGCAGGAAAACATGTTTGTGGCTCATGACCTCATGCGGTGCGCCTACCGTTCCGGTGGTGCGGTATTGTCCTACTGGGTGGAAGTGGCTTCTTCCGATGCCGGTGGTGTTACGGTACCTGTCAGTGAATATGCTGGTGTTGTTCCGAAAGCGGGCGATGACTGCGTATTGATGGGAAATACGGAAAACAAGCTGCGCCAGAATCTTATATCCATATCCGCTACCGAGGACGGCCAGCCCCGTCTGGATATTCTGGACGGAGTGAGTGCCAAGAACTTCAACGGATGCCTTCGTGCACGGCTTGGAAGCCTTGACGGGATAAAGGACAGCAAGTTCCCGGCATCCCTGCAGCCTAAAGGGTATGGTCTTTATTCGGACAACGTGTTTCTGAAGGGCACGTTTGTTCTGATGACCGGTGAGGATATACTGACACGTTTCTCCATAACGGAGGGTAAGATAACCTCTGCGGTGGAAGGCTTGCGTAATGAAGTCCGGGAGGAGCAGAGCTATTTCGACAACACCTCGTTTGCTGAGGGCATGGAAAAATGGGTTACGGAACATAAGGCCACTTTCCTGACATTCGGTGGCAAGTGGGTCTGGGCAAACGGAGGCCCGCTTTCTTCCAAGCATGATGGGAACGTGGAGGTACGGAATGACGGAAAGAAGCCATACGTGTATATCCGTGGCAGTTATATCATGCAGCGTAATGAGGATTTCCGCATGATACCCGATTACAAGGAGACAAACAGCGAAGGTCTGCGTGTTCCCGGAGTTGTTTACCTTTCCTTCAGATACAAGGTGGTCCAGGCCGGACGTCTCCGTATCGATTTTGTTGATGCGGACAAGTCCGGATTCGAGAACTTCAACATGTTCACATACGACGGGGAACTCCCGGTATCCGGTGGGGAGAAAGTTTTCAATCTGGAAGGGCTTTGGAACGGTACAGGGGATTTCAAGCTCTCTTTTACCGGAATCATCCAAATATCCCTTTTGGTGTTCTCCACTGACCGGGCGGATGCTTTGGCTTATAAATACAAGACCTTCTTTGAGCAGTCTGATAAATTGATAAAGATAGCTGCTGCCAATTTTGATAAGGATGGTAAGGTTATAGAAACCTCTGATATTGTCACGACAGCCAAATATAACAGGATGATGTCCCGATATTTTGATGATAACGGGAAATTAAAGAATATGGCTGGAATAGTGACAACCATAGACTTTGATGGTATGCTTGCGGATGGAACTGTTACCGGTAAGGACTATGTGGACAGGCTTGTCGGGAATTTATCTGAAGATGTGGTACATGTTGAGGCATTTTCCGGTCTATTCGCCAAGGCTGTGACAGATACAGGGCTGGTTAAGGAGGCTGCCCTGTCTGCTTATGTAGCTAAGGATGATTTTGGAAAACTTATATCCGGAATAACAATCAGTGCTGATCAGATAAAACTTGAGGGCCTTGTAACGGCAAATGAAAATTTCAAGATTCTTCAGGATGGCAGTATTGAAACGAACAATGCCAAATTGAAAGGATACCTTTATTCGGTATTCAAACCGATAGAGTCAAGTGACGCCGAGTATTTGGGAGGTTCTTCCATTACAGGGGGTGGAAGGTTTAAGTTAAGGACAAATCTGTTTGTTGATGCGACTTTTTGTACTGTGATACTTCCTGTTTCTGAATCCTATGAGGGGGCGAGGGTTCTGATTATGGATTCCTATTTTTTAAAAACCAGAACACCGCATGACCCGACGGTTATAAAGACAGAGAATGGCAGCGGGATAGTGAGTGGTCTGTTCGTTCAAAGTCGTACCGGAATGGAGTACAAGGCCGAAGAACTGACAATAGATGCCGGCGTGGTTGAGCTGATATTACAAAACATGTATGTCAGAGACCCCAATACAGGTGAGGTAACATCAGACGGTCTCCATTGGGTACTGATAGGTAATTCATGTCACAATCTTTATTGGACGGATCGTGGACGAAGTTATGGATACAGATATAATATTGATAATTATGAGAATTAATTTTAAACATTTTACCATACCTGACGGTATAGGAGGAAGGTCTTATACGACCGGTGATGTCCGTGAGAGTTTTGCAGATCTGATTTACAGGAATGCTAATGGAATTCGTGCACATGCACTTGCTATGAAGATATACCATAGTGACGGTATTCTTGAATACAGTGATGATGAAATGAAAATCATAGTATGTGTTGCGGAGAGTCTGTGTGTGCCTGGTTTTATAGACGGTTTGCGCAGACAAATGAAAGGAGGTTGTGATGAAAGTAATCCGTAACAGGCTTATCCCGTTCAAGGGGTTTAAATGTATTAATCTATTCGGAGTGCTTTTTGTGCGTTCTGACAGTGTGATGTCAGACTTGGACTTTAATCATGAAGCCATACATACGTCCCAGATGAAAGAACTCCTTTACTTCCCCTTTTATCTTTTGTATGTGTCAGAATGGCTTTACCGCCTGTTTAAGACACGCGGAAACTTTAAGGAAGCATACAGGACGATTACTTTTGAATGTGAGGCTTATTCTAACCAGAACAATTTTGAATATATAAAAATACGGAAACCGTACAGTCAATATAAAAATAAATAATATGGCAGTATCAGAAGAAGATTTAAAACGGATAATGGATGCGATTGCAGAACAGTCGCAAGGTGTGGAAGACCTGGAAACTGTTTCCTCCCTTTCAGGAGTGAATTCGCTTCCGGGAATGAAATCGGACAAACTTGTGTCTGTGCCTATAATCCTGCTCCAGAAACCGGCAACAGATGCAGCGGCCAAAGCTGAAGCATCCGCAGTCAAGGCAGATTCGGCAGCTGCTTCAGCCGAAGATGCGAAGAATGCTGCGAATTCGGCTGCATCTACCGCCAATGAGTCTGCAGCCAGGGCGAATGAGGCAGCTTCAGCAGCAGAAAAAGTATCCGGTCGGTATGGTATGGCATTGAAAGGTGCCACAGCCGGATTTGGCCGTTTTGTGAATGATGCACAGATAACCCAGGCAAGTTATATGGGGAATGACGGTACCGTTGTGTTTGTCAAAAGCCGGAATTTGTTTGCGTACCTTGTCGGCAGCATGACCACTGCCGTATTCTATAATGACTGGAATACTGCAGACATGTATTTGGATGAAACCCGTAGCGAAATTCTGAAAGACAAGATTTATATATGTGAAGGGGTTACTTATGTGTGGCGAGCCGATGATAATACACTGGTAAAATCAGGTGGCGGCGGTTCCGGCAGCGGTTTTTATAACATAACGAAACTGCATCCTCTCGGTAGCGGTTACTATACAAAAGAAACTGCCGTTGCAGCCCTTGCAGATTCGGATATTGCGGAAGAGGATAAACCGGGAATGATTATCACATTCGAGGTTTCTGCGGGCAAGTGGGAGGATTACCGTTTTGAGGCTACCGATACGGGCAACTGGCTGGAACCGTCTGCGTGGAAGCGTTTCGGTGGCGGTGATGCGATTAAAAGAATCAGAATTACCAAGGGGACAGCTTCAGAGGACTTGACCCCGAATGAACAGGGTGAGGTCAGTCTGGATATTCCTGTTCTGGAGGTTGACCAGGCTGTAAACGAGAACTCCACAAACCCTGTCAGCGGCAAAGGTGTGGCTGCGGAATTGAAAAAGTTCGGAAGTACATACGGTACGGCTCTTCAACTGAACGAGATAGGAGAGGGAGATGACAAGGTGTATTCCGTTTCCCTGCTGAACGAACAGGGTGATGTCATCAGCACCACGGACCAGTTTACGGGTGGCGGTGGCGGCGGTTCGGTATCGGCAACCAAAGTGGTTCTCACCCGTATTACCCCGAACCGTACCGTCAAGAAGGGGGACAAGGTGGAGCTGGTATATAAGTACGACCAGATAGACACCACGACCGGCGAAAGTACCGGTAATCCCGGACGTGTCACTGTCACGATAACCCAGGGGGCCAATACCAGCACGCTTACAGGCAATGTGTCCGCAGGTAGCACGAACACGGTTGATGTTACGTCCTACATGGGCATAGGTACGAATACCGTGCGTGTACGCGTGGAAGTGGGCGAGGGGGCTGAGATGCAGGTGTCTCAGATTACCTGGAGCATCAATGTGGTGCAGCTTACCCTGACCAGTTCCTTCAATATTGCGACGGCCATAAACAAAGGACAGCGCGTGACTGTACCATACGCCCTTACCGGCGCGGGCAACAAGACTTTGCGCTGTTATGTGGACGGCGAGGACACGGAAGACCGCAGCATCACCACCTCAACGGCCAACGGCTCTTTCAGTATAGACACTTCGGGAATGGGACATGGTACCCATTCCGTCCAGCTGGTGGTGGAACTGGAACTTGCCGACGAAGCGGTCATCAAATCGAACAGCATCTATTTCGGGATAGGTATCCGGGAAGCGGGGAATACATCTCCGGTATTCGCTTCCCGTTTCGACTATGCAGACGGGACTGTCATCGAGAGCGGGAATGTCCCTTACATACAGACCCGCCAGTTTGACAATTATACGCTTATCTATACGGCCTACAATCCGAGGGAGACACCCACTCTGGTTGATGTGTATGTCGGAGGCAGGCTCGCCTCTTCCTCGAAAGTGGCATTTGTCACGCAGAATCTTGTCTTGCGTGCGGAAAATTATGGTGCGGAAGAGTGCCGGCTTGTATGCGGCCGGTCAGAATACCCGTTCCGTATTCTGGCGGAGAAGAGCGATTTGAACATATCCGAACCGACGGACGGGATGGTGCTTAAACTTTCCGCACAGGGGAGAAGCAACAGCGACGTGAACCGCGAAGAATGGAGTTATAACGGCATTCAAACTGTGTTCGAAGGTTTCAAATGGGGCGGTGACGGCTGGACGGGTGAATCCTTACGCATGAATGACCGGGCACACGCTACAGTACAGTACCGTCCCTTGCAGCAGCCTGACCAGAACGTGACGAATGCCTTTGCCTTTGTCGTGAAATACAGGGTTTCCGAGGTTGTGGATGAAGAGGCCGAGCTTATCCGTTGTGTGGATTCTGACGGCACCGGTTTTGTCGTCACCTCGCAGGAAGCCCGCATGACCACGAGGGGAAACAGTACACTCTCGATGAAGATGGCGGCGGGCGAGACGTACGAGGTCGCTTTCGTCAGTTTTCCGAAAAGTACGGACGGCTCTTCCGAATACGAGAAGCTGAACACGGAAATGGTCTATCTGTATATCAACGGCATCATGTCCGGTTCCGTGCAGCGCAGCACATCCGACAGCATCTATCAGGCTTCCCCGGCCTATATAGAAATGGGGGCTGAAGGCGCCACGCTGGACGTGTATCTTCTTAGGGCATATACCGGCTATCTGAGCGACTCGCAGGTGCTGGACTGCTATATGGTTGACCAGGACTCTGCGGACGGCATGATGGGATTATATGAAAGCAACAACGTGATAGACGAGAACGGGAACGTGACGGTTGACAGCGTGCCGGACGGTATGCGCTATATTATCATAACAGGCCGTGAGGACAATGGAGTCCCTACCGTCCTGCAGGCGGCTGTCAATAACGACAAGGATCCGAAGTATGACGTGGACGAGATGCTCTGTGTCGTGAAAGGTAAACAGGGATTGAATTTCAAACTGGTCGGCGGCTGCATCCGGTTGCAGGGTACATCCTCCCTCGCATATCCGATAAAGAACTACCGCATCTATATGAAGAACGCTTCCAAGGTGGAGGGGCAGCTTTATCTGGGATGCAACGAACAGGGTGTCGGCGGGGCTTTGCAGGAAAAGGCGAAGTATTCCTTCCGTCCGGCTGGAGGAGGTCAGAAACAGGCCGCTCCTGTTGACTGTTTCTGTCTGAAGGCCGATTTTGCCGAATCCTCGTCCTCACATAATACCGGTATGGCAAGACTGGTGCAGAATGTACTGACGGAAGCCGGGGAACTGACACCGGCGCAGCGGCACGTTTCGGAAGAATACCAGTATGATGTCCGCACCACGATTGACGGCGAGCCATGCTACCTGTTCTATCGCGGTACTTTGGACGAGACTCCGCAGTTTCTGGGCAAGTTCAACTTCAACAACGACAAGAGTACGGAGGACGTGTTCGGTTTTCTGGACATACCGGGCTATCATGACCAGGCATGGGTTACGGACAAGTTCGGAGGGGCGAATCCGACCGAGTGCTGGGAGTTCCTGAACAACGACTATCCTATGGGTATGTTCCTTGATGACGATTTCGACACGAAAGGGGAGGACGGCAAACCGAACTGGCTGAAGGTGTTCGAGGCAAGATTTCCGGACGATGACGACATCAACGGGGAATACGAGGCAGGAACCAGAAAGCCGAAATACCTTGAGCCGCTTGTAAAATGGGTCAAGAGCACGAAAGAGGACGGTGCCAGGTTCAAGTCGGAGCTCGCAGACTGGTTCGATGTGGACTACCTGTGCGACTATTACATGTTCACGGAAATAATGGGCTGTGTGGACCAGCGCGTGAAGAACATGATGATGGCTTTCTGGTATGACCCGGAGAAGGACAAGATGCTTGCCTACATGATTTTTTACGACTGCGATACTATCCTCGGCGTGCGCAATGACGGGCGTCTGAAGTACGGCTGGGACATTGACGAGAACACCATAGATCCGGAACTGTCAACGGATGACAAGACGGTATATGCCTATGCCGGTCATGACAGCGTACTTTGGAAGAACCTGCGTGAGCAGTTTCCGGACGAGTTGCAGGCAGCTTACCGCCGTATCCGGGAACGTATGACCAACAGCACCATTTTCAACATGTTCGACACGGAACAGTCCTCCAAGTTTTGTGAGCGTATCTATAATCTTGACGCACAGAACAAATATGTCGAACCGAAAACCATAGGTGTGGAGGTAAACAAGGACGGGGAGGTGTCTCTTGTGAAATATTCGTACCTTGAGGCCATGCAGGGAAACCGTAAGGCGCACCGCCATTGGTGGGTAACGAACCGCATGGGACTTTTTGACGCGAAGTACAGCACCGGGCAATATACTTCCACCGACATATCGTTCAAGGGAAACAGTGCGGCCGGTGCTACGGTCAAGGCAATTCCGGCACGCGATTTCTATTTCGAGTTCAGACGCGAAGGGGACACGATGGTCCATGATGCCGTAAAGAAAGATATGGAGTGGAGCTATACTTATGGTCAGACCGCCAATATCGGAACCATTTTCCATCTTTTCGGCGGTGAATGGATGAAGAAGCTGGACCTGTCCGGCTGGGGCGGCTTTACGGATATGAGCCTTCCGACACTTCCGGTTCTGGAAGAACTTGTTTTGGGTAGCAGTGCCAAGACCTATGCGCTTACCGAACTGGTTCTTGGAACGAAACTGCCCATGATGCGCAGACTTGAGGTCGTGAACTATGTGAACCTTCCTTCCCTGGATGTTTCCGGGTGCAACCGTCTGGAAGAGGTCAACGCTTCCGGCTGCACGAAACTTGCCACTATCGCATTTGCGGAGGGAGCCGCGTTGAACCGTCTGCATTTGCCAGAGAACTTCCAGACGCTCGTCCTGCGTTCCATGCAGTATATCAGCTGGGACAGCATCGTTTTTGACGGCAAGAGGAACCTGACCGGTCTGTGGGTGGAGAACTGTGCCCTTATTGACGGGAAGAAGGCTTTTGACGAACTGTTCGCCCTGAAAGGCTCCCTGAAGTATGTCCGTATAACGGGTCTGGAACTCGAAGGCGACGGCAGCGACCTGAAGAAGTGGTACGATGCAGGGCTTGGAGGTATAGACGCTTCCGGAAACACGACAAACAACCGTTGCAAGCTCGTAGGGACATACCGCCTGACGAAGTATCTGGAAGAAGAAATATACGAAAGATACGCCACCCGTTTTGACGAACTGAATATCCGCCAGCCCGAATACACTATGATAGAGTTCGATGACAACGTGTCGGATGATGCGAACATATCCAATCCGGACAATGAAACGGGCTATAAGTACGGAAATGCCTATGTTCCGAGTGCCCATCTTTCGGTCATATTCAGCAGACGCCACCGGGTGCTTGCCAAGCTGACGAAGAAGCCTACAAGCCGCAAGGAAACCATTGCCGGGCAGGAGGTTGACGTGAACAACACGGACGGGGAAATGACCTGTTATCCGCTGCATGACGGAAATTCCAACTATTATGCCGATGCGGAATCCATGAATGACTGCACTGTGGCCAAACTGGACGGAAGCGAGGGAGAGTGGATGATGTACGAGCCGTTTTTCTGGAGTAAGGGAATCAATGACTATCTGGTCGGGAAACATTACAGTTGCTACAGTTCCAACGGTCCGGATGAGATGCCGTCTGTTCCTGATGCCACTGTCATGTCTCTTGAGGATATAAAGGGAACATCCGGAGGGTATCAGGAAAAAGTCAAGATTATGACAGGAAAACCGAGCCTTGAGGCTTCCTACAGTTCCGACAATAATTATTCCGTGTGCAGGGTTTCCGTTTTGGGATATAAGCGCGTGCGTTTCCCGAGTGTTCCCGGAACCAGCATGGTAGGTTCCGTTTTCGTTGACAAATCCGGGGCTGTTGTCGGTTCCGTTGTCGTTCCTACTTTGAGCTGCCGTTTTGAAGCTGGGATGTATCTCATTTCCGAGGTTCCTGCGGATGCGGAGTTCCTTTATTTTTCTATATTGAACACGGCAGAATTTGACTGTGTTGTATTGGGCAAAAGCGATAAGATAGAGGATATGGAACCGGACTGGGTCCCGAATGATGAGCATCTTTGCGCTGTGGTGGGCAGTTCCGTAGTAGGCAGCAAGTTGCGCGCCTGCATAACCGGAGGTTCAACGGCGGCCAGCCTGAACTGGAATGATTTCCATTATTACAGTCAGCAGAGAGGGATGCAGCAGATTGATGCCTTGATGCATTCCCGTATTGCCAATCTTTTCTATGCCCGTTACGGGCGTAGGGACAGCCAGGAACAGTGCGGTGCCGGACAGCATACGAATGTGCGTGTTACAGGAGGGACTGCCGGATATGGTATGCAGGATACCATCGGTTATGACGAGGCTTATGAAATAGACAACAAGATAACCAACTCCATGATAGAAGGCCTTGTGCACCAGTTTGCCTGGTATAAGGTGCAGGACGAATACGGCAAGGCGAAGGTGATCCAGGTAAATAACATCTGCTGTCTGGGATACGAGGATATTTACGGGAACAAATATGACATGATGGACGGGGTTGATGTCCCCAATGATACCGGGAACCTGTACAAGTGGCGTATATGGATGCCGGACGGCAGTATCCGTATGGTTCAGGGTATGAAGAACAGCGACTGGTGGATAACCGGGGTTTATCATGGCAAGTATATGGATGTCGTTCCGGTCGGAACGGTAAACGGTTCCTCATCGACATATTACGCGGATAAATATTGGGTATCCGGTTCTACCCGCCGTGTGGTTTATCGTGGGTACAACAATGCG